GATGACGAAATGCAAAGCGTTCGTCACAATATGCGCAGAATGATGCGTGGTGGTGACTATTCTCCAATGATGCGCCACGAAGAAGAGCGTGATAAGATGTATGAGCACGGGTATCGTGCAGGATGGGAAGACGCAGAAGATGAGCACTACCGTCGTCAGCGCGACAGCCGTGGAAGGTATCTTTAGTAATTAACTTTTGGGGATTGGGTGTTTTTCATCCTTTCCCCATTATTAAAAGAGAAAGGAAACAAAAAAATGGAATATTACGTATATAAAAGTGAAGAGGAGGAGATTTACAATAGTAAATATCACTGCCACATGAACAAGAAACTTGCTGAATGGGCAATTTCTTGTATGCGAAAGGAAAGCCCGACAAGTGGCGAGCTTGAGCCTATCAAGAAAAAGACTATCGAGGAATTTGACGAGTTCTTGAAAACGAACAAGCTGAACATTCCCGACGAGTCTTATTATGATGCGTATTACCTCTGGCACATGTGCTATGCCGACTACACAAAGTCTTTGGAGGATGACAAGCACCGTGCCGCATACATCGAGGAAACGATATGCGACCCTGATTGTGAGCCTACAGCCGTCCTTGCATGTTTCAAGGCAAAGATGGATGTGATGCGTGTACCTATCTATTGGGAACGTTTTTTCTGATTGATGCCTATGGAAAGTGCGTATCTTGATGTTGATTCCCGCTGGGGAGTTTTAGTTTGCTACGACTATGACACGTTAGACTTTGATGAGATATGGGCAATATGCAAAAGTCTTGGCATGTCCGACAAAAGCATAAATAAGGCTTTGCGTATTCTTTCCATGTACAACACTGGCATGACGGTATCTGACGAAAACCTGCGCATGAGTGCCATATTCATCAGCAAGGCTACAAGACCAAGCGAGTGGTGGTCAACCGCTGTTCACGAACTAAAGCATACCGCCGATGCCATCATCAGGTACTATGGTGTTGACTGGGACGGTGAGGATGCGGCATACCTTACTGGCTTCCTTACAAAACAATTGGTTGAAAAGGTTTCCGAGCCGTGTTATTGAATAATGCCGTTCTAAGCAGTTAAAACATCAAAGTGGCATAGTTGTAAGGAAAGAACAAGAAAAGCCGTTAAAACCAACGAAAAGTGGCTAAAACGGCTTTCTTTTATTTGTTTAATATGCTTTCATATTCTTTGCACTTATTATAGTAGTATTCAAGTAACTTTGTAAGGGCAAAATCATTAACCCATTTAGGGTCTTCGATGAACGTTAGGATTGTTGCTGTATTGCGGTTGATGTCGTACAACATACCATCCAACGGCTGCTTGGTGAACTCTTCAAGTTTTTGTCTGTGCAGACCTTCGATAGACGCAAAGACAACATATCCATCTTTCCAAGCATCAAGAATCATGTTTTTTAAATCTTCTTTTGTTTCCATAAGCGCAATTTATTCATGTGTAAAAACACCATTATATCTAAACCTTAACTTACTTGGCTTGATACCAAACTTTTTTGCTACCATGTTTTTGTATTGTTTCTTAAACTTCCTTGGCAGACGATTTTTAAACAACTTGCGAATACTTTGAAATTGCTTTGAAGAAATATCCATATCAAACGAAAAAGAATATTCTTTTGCAACTGGTGTTGGGTCATATTGGACATCTACAGGTTCTTCCAGAGGTTCAAACTCAAAGCCATCCGATTTAGTAGCACATTCAAGTTCTTTTAGTTCACCGCCATCAACGGGTTTCCAAAATATTTTCACTTTATTTTCTTCCATAACCATTGCCTTTAATCTCTTAAACTACTTTCTAAAAGTTTTATACGTTTCTCGATTGCATCTTTCATGCTTTCAAGCAAACATATTTGGGTTTTTACTATGTGCTTGGGTGATTCGCTTTCAATATGCCAATGCAGGATGTTTCCATCTTCGCCACCTTTTATGGCAATACTTCCAACCCATTTTTGTGCCAAAAAACCTTTTGGGTACTCAGACCCAATCGGTGTAAAAGTTGTCGTAATATCAATCATAAGCGTTAAAGTTTAAAGGTGTCCCAAGTTTGGAAAGTAGCGATGCTGGCTTTCATCCCATCTTGCAGTGCAACCGCAGAACTCGCAACGGAAGTCAAGACCTTCAACCGCGTAACCCTCACGATTACATTGAGGGCACAAAATATTAAACTTGGCAGGTATTGTTATCCAATGACGTTGAAAGCTGTCGCCCGAATCAAGAGACCCATTTTCATACATCATTTTTAGGATGCTGGTGATGTCTTTGACAGAACTCTCTGAGAGGTCTAATGTTCTATCTCTCAATAAGTTATTGAGTATCTTCTGCACGTCAGCACCTGTAAAATGAAACTCTTCAAGAGAACTTGCTTGCTCTTGAATATCTCTTTGGTATTCTGTCTCTAAGTATTCTTTCAGGTGAACACAATTCTGTGTTTCAAGCAAAGTTTCGGCTTTCTTTTGGAATTGAGCCAAATATTCTTCCTCGTCTTCGGACGGCACATTTCTCTTAAATTCAGACGTATCGAACACACTTGCGTATGCAACGCGAATGTCCTCTTCAAGAACTACTTGGAGTACAAACAAATACTCCTGTAGTGTAAAATCCACAAGCCTTACATGCAAGGCGTTTTGCGTGTCTCTGTAATTCAGCATAATTATATATTTAATCTGTTATTTCCACTTTATAATTCATCAACGCCTCATAGACGTTTCTTGCTATCTTCCCATCGTTGTAATATTTCGTGGCGACCTCTTTTATGTATGCCTCCTTCGCCTCTTTATAGGCATAGAACGCTTCTTCGGGTGTATTGAAAGTGCCCAAGTATTCCCTACGTCCATATCTTTTTATCCTTGCACGAAATTTTCCGTTTTTGCTAATCTCTACGCATTGATAAAACTTATTTGTTTTATTTTTGCGGGTTTCTATTAGTTCATTTATCTCATGTGGAACAAAGCAGCATGTTTCTGGGCTATACACCTTATTTCCATTAACTAAGATGTCTTTGTCTAAATAATATCCTTCTACATAATTTTTATCAAACCACCTTTTGAAGTTTGAAAAGCGCAACCATTCGTCGCACACAGAACATCCAACATAACATTTACGTCTATTAACATATTTCTCACTGTAACACCGTTGCAGCATAGACTTCCATTTAGCATACGAAGTCAACATAACACCATTACTTTGTATTGGGTATTCGTAATCATTTACCCCAATACCAAATAAAATCTTTTTTACGTTTGCCATATATTACCGAAATCAAGTTAGCCGAAAGATTGAAAAACGTGGAAGTGCTTTCGGCTTACACTTGTCAGTGGTCAATTACCTCCACCTATCCACGTTGCAAAGTTACGAAATTATTTTGAATTATCCAAATTATTTATCTGTTATTATTGTTTTCTTTTTATTATAATACACAACCTCGCGAAACACCCATTGTGAGCGACCTTTTTGGTTATGCTTGTAAATCTTCTGTACCATAAGTTTGCGGCGCAGGATATAGTCAGCAAGTTTTGATGTCATGGCAGACTTAAACTCTTCGCAGATGTATTTACCATCCTCAATGTAAGTAAAGTCGTTGTGATAAAGTGATTGCATTTCCACAACACGTTCAACGTACTTTACTTTTGTTTTAAGTTGTTTCGCCACAAGTTTCGTAGCCTTTGGAATAAGCAAGAAAGGCGTTTGTCTGCGCAAACCACTTATCTTTCCTTGTTGCTGTAATCCAAGTAAGTATATGTATCTTTGTACCTCGTACTTTGAATCAAAGACCATGCCTTTGAACTCAACCTTACTTGAGCCGTACTTACTGTTGCTATGTCCTACACCAAATCTTTTCATTTCAACACTCCCGAAAACTTTGTTTCCTTAATACCTACCAAATCCATGTCTTCAAGCCCCTGTTTCATATATTGTTCGATTGTTTGGTGTGCCTCTTTCATGTCGTGGGCAAACAAGGCAACGGAATACTTGATGTCTTTTGTTTCTTCCGTTTCCAAGTCAACAAAGTGGTCAACAATCTGTGCAACGTAAATCTTGCACGTTTCATCGTTGAAAGGCTTTTCGTTGACAATTTCCTTCAACTTGCTACGCTTAACGCTTACGACATCAACAGCCGTTAGTCCGCTACCATAGTCATAGCCAATCTGTTCTGCATCGGCAAACGACTCGGCATGTTCAAGGATAAGGTTTTCTTTTTTGCTTACATCTGAGCCGTTTTTTGGATTTACGACCACATAGTTTAGAACAATTTCGTACATGATTATTCTTTTTTAATTGTTAGTTCTACATTTTTGGGTATTGTTATTGTTACTGGTATTGGTGGCTCTACAAGCATTTCATTTTGAACTTTAATGATGCGCTTTACTATTACCCACCGTTTGCGCCAAATAGGTTGCTGTTCAATTAGGGTATACATTTTATTCACACTTGCAGCAACACCAACTTTCGTAAACGTCTTGCCATACAATCCAGACAGTTTACCAATCTTTTCGTATGTTTCTCCAGTCATATATCTGTATGCGTACCAGTATAGCCACCTTGCCTGAGCAACATCAAGTTCGTTACACGCTGAAAACATTTTGTCTTTGTCAACTTCGCATAATGATGCAATGAAATCAGCAAGATACAATCTTATTCTACCTTCGTAATTTGTTAATGTGTCGCAAATACATTGTATTGTTTTGCGTTCATTTTCTTCAAGTTCTTTTTTTATTTCTTCCTCTATCATTTCTTTTTCTTTGATTCATTAATGCTATTTATGATTGTTTGCTCCGCCAATGGAAGTCGTTCCACAAAGAGGTTGAGTCGTTGTTTGTCGTTACCGAGAACTTTGTCCCAAACGCCTGTTATGGAATACCTGAAACGCATAAAAAAGAACTCACCTTTGTATGCAACAGCATTGCCGTCAAGTTGTTTTTTCAAATAAGCCTCAAACTGAGGTTTTGCGTCACGTTCTTTATACGACTGACTTTCAAAGTCGTATTCAAGTACTTTTTTGCGTCTTATCCAAAGATAGTTTTCGCCTTCATCTTTGAAATACGTTGCTGTAATAGAAGGCAGCAGGATGCCGTCTATTGAAAGTTTCCCTTCATAGCGGCCACCCTGCTTGCGTTCAACGTACCCATTTATGTAGTCATCATTCATCGTATCTTTCTAATGGGTCTTGTATGTTATCATCATGTGCCCAATCGTATAGTTCGCATAATGGCTGATTCCAAGGTGCATCTTGGTTGTCTGCCCCCATCGGATAATCATAGTTATTCATACGCATTACTGGACTAACATTGGCATACATAGCGAAAGGTATTCATCTCGCGTCAATTCAAATGCTGAATAGAACACGCCAGCACGACTTGGGTCTGAGAGTTCAATGACTATGTTGTCATCATTAATGTTTTTCAGAATTTCTGCAAGTGTTGAGCCTTTGAATCCAATCTTCAATTCAGTGTCGCAGTCGCATGTCACTGTTTCGCTTGCAGACTTACTAAAATCAATGTCTTTTGCGCTTATTGTAACCTGCCCTTGTATGAAGTCAAGTTCAACAAGGCAGCTTGAATCGTTAGCCATTGGAAGAACACGTTTTAGTGCGTTAAGCAACGAGCCTCTGTCTGTTGTAATCGTAATTGGACTATTCTTTGGGATGACGGCTTCGTAGTTGGGGTACTTGAAGTCCAAAAGTCTTGCAGAAAATTTGAAATCCTTATTGTTTACGGATATTGCCTTGTCGTTGAAAGAAACCTTCACGTCGCCATCTATTGCGCTTAGAATAGTCATAAGGATGTTAGCGGGCTTCTTTGGCAATGTAAAGTTAGGTACAGTTCCGTCATCTTCTCTTGTGACTGTTTTATCTTTGTAACGTGCAAGCTTGTGTCCGTCTGATGTTGCACTCACCATACCATCCGCAAAGAAATCAAAGTGAATGCCATTCATCACTGGACGCAGTTCATCATTCGCGGTAGCAAACCCTGTAAGTTCTATAGCTTTCAGTACTTTCTTTCCGTCAATGATAAAGTCTTTAGAATCAGTTGTGTCCATGCTTGCCAACGGGTATTCATTGGCATCCTCATACGGCATTGTAAATTTTCCGTTGCCATAGTCGCATGTGATTGTGTGCGTTGATTCGTCAAGCGTTAATGTAATTGGCACATCGTTCAGGTTGTCGGTGGCTTTAAGAAAATCGGCAGACGGCACACAGAACCGCACATCGCCATCACAACTGATAATCTGGCATTTCAATGAAAGCCACTGTTCTGAGTCGCTTGCCGTGATAAGAATTACGTCACCTTTTGTTTCGACCAAGAAGTCGCCGAGAATAGGTAGTGCATTCTTTGAATTGATTACTTTCGCTGCCATTTTAAGACGTGCAGCCAATGTTTTTGAATTACATTCAATTTTCATAAATAAATACGTTTTCGTGAATAACTAAAAGTTTGATTTACCTTTGTTGGGGCAGGTGAAGTTGAATCACCACTACGGAATCCAAAGTTCCGTGAACTAACCAGTTATTCTATACCCCAGTTTTAAAACCTCTTACTGCTTTCACAAGTTTCGGAGGTTACACATAAAAAAACAGAAATTCTGATATAACTCATTACAATATAACACTATCGTTTGCAAAGTTAGTTATTTTTATTTATACCTCCAAACATTTCGCTTACTTTTTATAAAAAGTTAAGTTAAGAAATATTCATTAAGCCAGAAGTTTCTTCATCCTTTGGATTTTAATTTTATTCGCGGTATTTTTCATTGACCAAACAACAAAACGCTGTTTGTTGATTTCGTTAACGGCGTGCCCGATGTCGCTTACTGGCAGTGACATTAACTTTCTTGTCATTCTTAGTTTTTCATAACTTTCCATATTCTTTGTCTGTTAGTACACAATATTTTCCGTTTTCTTCTACTATCCAGTCGCCTTTGTGTGCTCTGACATATTGCCCTTTATCATCCCAATCATACAAGAGATATTCAAGTTCATCGTTTGCCATTTTGTGACAACTAAAGACGCAAGGTAGTTCCATAATGCTTGTTACATTGTTACTAATTTGAATTGCAGTCATACTTCAAAATAATCTTTAAGGTTTATATTAAGTTCTTTTGCTTTTTGTTCCATTTGCTTTATTGTTTTGTATGGGTCGCAGTGAATACCCTTGTGGCATGAATGGCAAAGACATTGCATGTTGCGTTCGTCCATAGCAAACTGAGGGAATCTGTGCAAAGGTAAGATGTGGTGCAACTCGTTTTGTTCCCAAGCAATTTCCTTGCCGCATATCTCACATTTATGTCCGCTACGTTCATAACAATGCTTGCGAAAGTCTCTACGATTAAATATGCTGTCTAAATCATCACGCCTGTTCCTACGCTTTAATCGTATGTTCTTTGTGATATAGAACCGCCAACCTCCAAATTTAATCATCTTATACCACGTTGGTCTGTCAACGATTTCTTTTTGTTTTCTTAGTCTGTTTTTGACCGTCTTTTGACGTGTAATCCAGACTTTGCTGTTGTTGATAACGATGTCATTCATAATCGTATTTTTATCAAATTTAATATACAGACACTAAATCCTTTATTCCCTTACACACCCAACCACACTTATTAGCGGCGGTATGGTTTTTAAGGGATTGACTAAGAATTAGGTTGTTTGACCTAAATTTAGCCCAAGCCAATGCAGCACTTCCGTCCCTTACACACCCAATTTGGTCTTCTTTTTCGTTTACGTCAAATACTGTTCGGTGGATTTTATTTGTAAGTCGCCCGTTGTGAGGATTGCGCACAGAGCGGGACTTTTGAACCTGACCATGTAGATGACGCATCTGCAATGACTTTGTTTTACGGTGCTTTTTGTCTTTTGGATTTTACTTGCTCTTTAGTGGCAACGGATGGAACTATTCGCAAAAGTCGTAAAAAACGACGAATCCCTGCAACCTTAAAGGGAAGAGCGGGTATGCAGGGACTTTGGTGTCGTTTATATGAACTTGTACCTTTGTTTCAATATGTCTGCAATCACTTCTTCCCTAATGATTACGTTGCAAAGGTACATATACTTTTTATATATTCCAAATTATTTTGCACTTTTTAAGAAAATAGTTACTTTTTTGGTTGTTTTCCAGTTATAGGGTTTATGAATTTTCTTGCAAATTCCAATTTTGCGCGTTCTTCTTCCCAATGTTTCTTGTTGCTTTGTACGCTTCTTTGGTATTGCAATTCCCATTCATCAATTTTGTTTTTAGACATCGGCCATCGAAAGGTGTTGTCTATATATGTAACCTTGCCGTATAGTTTTTCAATTCTTTGTTTTAAGTCTCTGGCAATATCCCATTCTTTTGCGTCTTTTTTGTAAGTAAACTCGTCAACTTGGTTTTCAAACAAGTCTTGTACTTGCTTTTTTACGCGCCCTACATAGCACTGTTTTTCTTTGTTGTATATTGCTAATGCAATTTGTTCTTTACGTTTTACGTCTATGAATGAAATCCACAGTGTAAAACCGCTTTTTATTTCTACTTTCATTTTAATAATATTCTAATTCCTTTGTACGTTAGATACCCTGCAATGATAATGTTAGCAATGCAGATGATATATATTGTTGTCGGTTCAAGTTCAAAGTCAAAGTAGTATTTTTCGGCAATATGCGCAAAGACGTAAAACGTAGTCCATAGATTCCACTTGCAAGCCTCTATTGCAATACTCATTGTAAGCATTATACAACACACTAATAAATCGTATTCAAAAATTTGCCCCACAACAAACGAAATGGGTGTGTTGGGTATAACTACACCATCGAGGTATAGAAAGTGGCTTGTAGCCAAATTAAACACTGTTTCAATGTACAAAACCAAGATTGCTACACACAATACGAATGGCAATGTCTTGCCAAGTTGTATAAGTAACCTTCGAAAAGTTGTTATCACTTGCGTTTAACCTTTACTTTGAATACTATTCCATTAGAACGTGGCATTTGCGCTTTCATTCTTGGCAACGTATCACGTCTAAGGGTATCGTTCTGTACGCTATCCTTTTTCTGTATGCGGGCTTTCTGTGTAATCCGCACTTTGCGCCTAACCTTTCGCTTTCTTTTCTTTGTTTGTTGTGCCATAAATCATCAATTATTAAAATGGTTTACAACAAAAGTTACCCACAGAAATATGAGAGTAGCAATAAAAGAAGCCGCAAATACGCACAACAATCCAATCAAAAAACTGCCATATACCAACCAGAGCACTCCAACCAACAAGGCAAGCACTGGTAAAACTGCAATGATAAATGTTCTCATACGCTTAATACTTTTAATCTTTTTAAAGTGCCCACGCAGTCCGTGTAGATACTCGTGGGCTTGTCGCCAGTATGCAAATGACAAAGCCTTGCAAGTGACTTGCGGTACGTCTACCGCCGTGTTGCGGAGGGTGTAGGATTCGAACCTACGATGTTGTGCACCACGATGAATTATTGAAAAAATTTGAGACGCATAATAATCCACCGTTTGCTTTCGACCACTCAGCCAACCCTCCTAAAATAGCCTACTACATTTCACAACGCCTTGGCTAAAAGTTAGTCATAAAAATTTAATTACTAACAAGGAAAAATGAAACCTACTACCTTTCACAAGTTTTCAGTTAGCAAAGTATTAATCAAAAACATTATTGAATAATGAAACCTAAGTAAGATTATTATTTCTTCTTTTTACTTCCGCGTGCTCTGCGGTCACCTGCGGTATCAGACTTTGAGCCACGGTTTACTGAAGACTTCTTGTAGACTATTCCGTTCTTCGTGTGGCTTGCATCCTTGCCTGCGCGTGATGCCTTGCCGTATTTCTTGTCGTGCTCGCGGTTATGCTGAACTAACTCAACGCGCTTTTCGCGCTGTTCTTTTTTCTCGTTAAATTTCTTGTCATACTCAGCCTTCTTCTTTCGTGCGGCTGGATGCGTATGATAATATTTTGCAGTTCTTGATACCATAGCAATTAATAATTTATAGTTGTATTGTCAATGTAATCCTTAATAGCTTTGTCGAACGTTTCTTTCAAACTTACAAGATGTTTCTGTTCTTCTTTCGACAGTCTTGGACAACCTTTATGCCAAGCTTTGAAATTCGGTATATTCTGGTTGTATTCGTGGGCAAACAGACAGTATTCTTGCCATTCCTCGTATTCATCTTCTTTGACATCATTTTCAACGCAAAAAATTATGTCCTGCATATCAATAAACATATTGTCGCCATAGGAGAATGTTTCGCCAACGCAATCAGCAATCCAGAATCCGTATGAGTCAACATCCCATTCCCAAGCATCTGTAAGTGCCTTTAGGTACGAGTTGCAAGCATTCTCGTAGTTCTTTTTCAAGAGTTCTTTATGTGCCTTGTTCATATCCTTTCGCATTTAATAAGCAATCCAATCATTGAGCCGCGCTTAAATTGCTTGGATTCAAGTTTGTTTGCCTTGACCATGTTATAGACGGTCTGCTTTGACTTTCCAAGCATTTTTGCATACTCGCTGACGCTAACCCAGTCGTAATTGCTTTTATTTATATTACTTCCCACTTGAGCCATATCCACCTCCACGATTTTTGGTCATATCAAGTTCTTCAACTTCCATTATTTCTGTGTCTGGAACTTGTACAATTCTCATTTGTGCAATGCGAGTACCTTTTGTAATAATTGCTTTTCTGAATATAGGAAGATGATTGGACTTAACCAAAGCCCCTACATTATCTCTATAATCTTCGTCAACCAACCCAACGACAACATCCGCATTAACACGTCTTCCCTTGCTGAAAACACCAAATAGCATAAACCACCAATGGCGAATCATTGAATGAACTGGCATACCTTTGCATGTAAAGCCGCTTCTTGGTTGAATAATTGCTGCACAACCGTGAGGTAGTTCGATAGAGAACTTCAGGTCTATAACCTGCCTCCCGTATTTTAGTTCGATGTCATCTGGTGTGTATAAGTCGTATGCGGCAGCAAACTCAGAACCTTTGGTCGGCATAATGCCACCATTTAGTTTAATCTTAATTTGCATCCGTTTGCGCCTCCATCGCATCATTCTGTTCCTGTTCTTGAATAGCGGCAATCTCTTCCTGTATAACCTGTTCATCTGTCTTTTTGTGGAACAGTACGCGCTCTTCCAAATTGTCTGTAAATTCCTTGATGCGAGAAATGAACTGTTCTACAAATTGTTTGTTAGTAACATCTTCCTTGTGCTCTTCAAGTATGATGCTGTTTGTGGCAAGAATGTTTATGTACTTGAAGTACACAAGCCAAGAACTAACTTCGTCCTCGGATATACTGTAAAGACCATCAAAGATTACCATCAGCCACCATTCGTAGTACACAACGATGTTGTATTCCGACTTATCTTCCTTTTCTTTCAGAACATCAATCAAACGCTGGTAAGAATACCCGCTTTCCGTCTTGATTGCCTCAAGATTATCGTTTGCAATTTCGATAATGCGTTTTGTGTAAAGATAGGGTCTTGACACTCCAGATGAGGTTATGTTTGAAAAGACGTGGCGGTGATAGTTCGTTTCAATAACACACCCATCACTATCAGCAACAAGCCTGACACCCTTGTCGCTGAAAAAGATACTGATTGTGTCTTTTGTCTTTGGCACAAACACAATGGCATTTTCAATACGCTTTTGTAATTGTGCGTTTGTGAGTTTTTTCTTTTGTTCCATAAACTTTATTCGTTGTTTGTTGATTCGATGTGATTTATTCGTGATTCTATTTGTTTGACCGCGCATGATATTGTTGCTGTTGGATATTCTTTTAGAACGTCATTTAATACAGCAGCCCATGCCCTTAGTTTGTGAAGTTCCCAGTCCATACTTTATTTGCGATTCTTGTTGCTCATATAGATGTTGTACAAGCGCATTTTAATTGTCTCTTCGTTTGTTGGAATCTTGCCTTTCTTGATTCGGTTGATACGATTGTATTCACGCAGGTATGCCTGCGCCTCTTCGATGTTGTTGATTTCGGGAAAAATCCATTCTGGTAGTTTGTTAGCATCTTCGATTGCTTCATCTACTGTCCCTTGATTTTCAAGTTCCTTTGCCTCTTCTGCAAGCTGCTCTGCACGCTTTTTCGACTCGCCGTCAAGGTCTACGTCTGTTGTGTCGTTGTCCATGTACGCTGGAACGACAAACACTTTGTCTATACTTCCAAAAGGCTCAACGCCGAATACCTTGGTAATTCTTGGTTCTTTGTCTGTTTCCTTGTCGAAAGAACACACGGCATAAGCCTGTCGGCCAAGTGAAAGGTTTATAACTGCAACACCACATCGAAAGGAGTCTGTTTGATTCCATTCTTTCTTGGGCATTGACGGAAGATTCAAGTACGCGATTACTTCTTTTTCAAACTCTATCATATTTGTTTCTTTTTATTTTTTTTGCAAAGATATAAATAATATTTGTAATATTCCAAATAATTAACAATATTTTATTTATTATGCTTCAACGTGTTTTTTAAAACAAGACATTATTTTCAAGCCTTCTTTTGTTGGACTGCCATCCTCGTTGCAAGGAACAAGTATCTTGTTTTTTTCATTTATTTTTATCCATCTGTAACCGTTTGTAATTTTTTCTTGTTCGATTCGTTTCGCTGCTTCAAGAGCATCGCTGTCTCTGTCGGTTACGATTCTTCGATTAAACACCCAATTTGTATTCCCCGCCATTTCGTCTATTTTTTAATAACATTATTTTCGTCTTGCATATATGCTCTTTGATTCCTGCATTTCCTAAAGTGGGCTTTGTCTTTAAAAAGCATTCTATGTGTATATCGTAGGCACTGGTTTCTGATGCTACATTCTACACCTTCGCAATACGTTTCAATTTTATTCATAACTTTAAAATATGATAAGGGCATGGTGTGATGCCACACCCTTATAGTTTGCGTTAAGACATTCTTTTAACGTATAACTCCCTTATTTCAGCAAGTGCTTCAAGGGGTTCTTTCTTTAGCATCTCGCACGGAAAGCATGGTATGTTATCAAACGTAATCCATAACCGACCGTTGTTTTCAGTTATTTGGAACAAGTTGTTTGCTTGTTTGCGAACTTCATCATTGTGTATCTTTATTCTTTTACTTTTTATACTATCAATAAATGCACTCATCTTTCAAAGTTTTTAAATATGCCACCATTGTTAACAAAAGATATTGTCGGGACTTTATAATAAGCCACGCCGTTATATTTAAAAGCCTCAATCGTATCATGGTTGAATCTGTCGCGAAACTCTTCATCTACAAGAACTATATGCTTCGGAATGTTCAGTATTCGTTCAAGACCACTGTGTGAATGTAATATATCTATGTTTGACATTGTTCTTTACTTTTTATCTGTGTTGTCAAAATCAGCAAATTTCGCAGCTGTTTTAGCGGCCTTCTTTTCATCAACACTATTTTGTGGATTGTCAACATAGTCAACTTCTACTGCATCAATATCTTCAACGCTTTCCATTTGAGAAAAGTCGCCTTTAACAACACCTTGGTCGAACTTGATAGCACGCTGCATCTCCACAGAGAGGATTCCATACTTTGAAAGCAAAAGTTTTAAAACAGTCTTGAGGCACATTGCGTCTGGGTCAGAAGTCCATACTCCGTTGTTAAACGACTTACTGTATTTCTTTCCGTGTGCAAGTGCTTCTTCTTTTGTCATGTAGAAATACTTTTCATAACCGCCAACGGTACGGAAGTATGCCATGAAACCAATAACCTCGTCACTTTCGCGCTTGGATGCGTCAAACTCGTACTCGTCTTTGAAAGGGTCGTATTTAACCAATTCGCCTTTGTGAACAACAGCGTTGGTAACACGCTCGTACTGGCCGCTACGAATTGCGAGTTGCAACAGACCTTTTGTCATAATCTGGAACTGTGCCTGACGACCATAAGGAACGATTGCAGCAAATCCAAGGTTGGGCTGAATTGGCAAATCCAAAGATGCTGCCACCATTGCGCTTGAATACACTGTTGCTGGCTCTGCATTTTGCAGCAGTTTGTTATTGTTCACTACAGACAGGACGCTTGTTACAAAACCCTGTGCTTTTTGCCCTAACATTGCACGAAGATTGGTCATGCAAGTGTCGTTGTTAAAATACCCGCGAAGGGCTACTACATTGTTGTTTGCCATAATCTTTAAGTTTAATCGTTATTATCTTTTGTTTTAATCATCACGTAAGCTTTCTTCTTGGTAACTTTCTTATATTGTTTTTTTAGCTTGTTGGCGATACGTGGTTTCTTAGCCTCTATTTCGTTTGCGAAAATAGCCTTATAATCCACGCTAACGCTTTCGGATTCATTAACCAGTGTAATTGCCCACGCATCGGTTTTTATGCCCTTGATGCCCTTAGAAACCATAAATTCGGTAAGTTTCTTTTTAAAGTCCTCGACTTTCTTTTCTCTTTCCTTGATTTCTGCAAGGAATGTGGTTACTTGGTCAAACTCAGTTTTAACTTTTTCAGGCAACAGATTTCCATCTACCTCGTCTTCATAAAACTCTGTGAAGTTTTCAAGGAACGTGTCTACAATATCCATTGCATCCGAAAGATGGTAGTATTTAGAAAACCTTTCAAGCATTCTTAACTGCTTAACCGTAAGCCGTGATGGGTCGTATTCGTGCCCGTCCTCAATACTGTTTGTGTCATACACACAGAACAGTACGTTTACCTTATAACCAATCTTGTCGGCGTATTCTTTTGTCAAAAGATAATGATGATAGATTTGGAATTTATATTCATCGTAAGCTTGCTGGTAGTTACGTACCGTTGCTTTTTGTTCTCCAATGGTGATAACTTTCTTGTCATCATCTTGCAGCCAATAGTCAATATGTGTGATGCACCCACAATTCTTTCGTGAATACTTTTCGCTCTTTAAGAACTTGTTGCTTTCCCATCGTGCATCTTGGCTATGTAGGCTTTCAAACGTCATTTGTTCTACGTAGTCACCAAGTCGCATTGCTGGTGTTGTAATGTTTGGGTTCTCACAAAATCCCTTGACTATTGCAAGTCGTTTCTTTGCAGATGTTGGTACTTGACCAAGTTCCGCAATTTGCTGCAACATCTTGGAGTCGCTTGACCCTACGTTGCCTGTTCTGGTTGCGATAACGTCTTCTTTGTAGTTCTCCATAATTATTTGTTTTATTTAATCGTTATACGGTCGTACTTGAATCACGTACACCTCATTGGCATTGATGCCGTTTGACTTTAGCGTTATACCCTTAACCTCGTCGGTATAGGTTGACACAAACCCAAATGCAATTATTGGTGTTCCAACATGCACTTTTAGCTTTTCAAGATACTTAATCACTGCTGGCTTAAACACCATGATAGGTATATTCTGCTCGTAGTTGTTCTCCGTGCTGTTAGCATTATACTTTGACGTGATATTCATATCAAAGTACATATAAGGCTCTCCGTTTATCGTCTTGCCTTTTTTCATTCTTTCGCCTATTCTGCCGACGAATCTGCAATCGTTTCTATCAGCCATTTTTATTCTTTTGTTTTACTTGTGCAAAGTTACTAATAAACTTTTTATATTCCAAATGTGTGTAACAAAGTTTAAGTTAATAAACCATAACGCTTTAGCTGGCAAACTAACCGTGTTTTTTCTGCCACTTAGCACCAGCTTTGAAAGCAAGCATTATATCACTACTAATAAAACAATAATCTTTAAGCGATTTGAAATATTTTCTCGCAGCATCTCTTAAATCCTCGCTTACAGACTCTTGTGTTAAAGAATTGCCACTTTCTTTACACGTTTCAGCTTTGTGTTGAACTTTTGCAGATTCTTTAACTTGTGGCTCGCTTATAGGCTCTTCTGAATCTGTGTGTCTAAAATCGTCAAACGGATTATATTCTATTGGCTCTTCTTGCAAGGAGTCAATGTAAGCATCTAAGTTGCATAGTATGTGATATGCTCCTTCATGTTCTGGATATTCAAAGTTGCCTTGGGCATCCATAAGACCATTTTGCTCTTTGCTAATCCATTCCTTAATTTTTTGTACTTTGTCTGTCATACTTCTTCTCCTTTCTGTGCTTTAAATCTTCGTAGTATTTCTGTATAATATTCTTCTTCGTTAAGACTATCACTTTCCTCTGAGTTCATAAAATCCTCACCAATCTCTGATATTAGCCGCACGTCCTGCCAAGTTAGTTGTTCTTTTACTTCAAGGGTGTCGAGAAATAACTTAGCATCTTCAAATGCAGATATTCTTCCTTGCTCAAACATTGTATTTTCACCTTCTTCTACAAGTTCAGTAATAAGTCTGTTAAACTCCGCTACTAAAGCGTCTTTGTCTATTAAGTGTGTCATAGCCTTACTTTTTTAGTTGTGAATGTAATATACCAAAATAGCCATGCAAATTGAATATAATATATGTTTGTACCAGTAAACTTTATCCAACTTATATTGATGTTAGGTGTTACTGCAAAACATTCTACCATTTTACCTTTCTTTATCTCCATACCTTACTTTCCTTTCATATAGTTTTTAAACTGTTCACAATACAAACGTGACTTATCTTGCTGGTTTGAAGATAACACATTATCTTCAATCCAATCCCAAGCCTTCTCAATAAAGGCATCAGTACGGGTGTACTCAATGTCATCTTTATAGCTCCTACAATGCCAGATTAAACCGTCATCTTGATTAAGATAAATTTTCTCTGGTGCTTCGTTTGCTTTCATAATTACATTGGACTTAAATCTTCATAATAGTCATTGATAATATCTTCAAATGGTTCAAGAATGTCATCCTTTTCAATCAGAGGATTGCCTTCGTATTTCTCGTAGATAGCATCACATGCTTGACGTATTCTTGTTATTATTTCATCTGCTTTCATAACTTTATTCTTTTAGTTTCTTTAATTGCTCCATAATTTTATATAATGATACTCTTTTGTGTAGGTGCTGATAAATCTTTTTACTCTGGCATCAATATCGTTTTTTGACCTGCACTCTAACACATTACGTTCGATTGTATTAGCAGAACCTTCCTTCATTCTATCAACAAAGATGTAGTAACCTTTATCTTTCCTTGTATAGGGAAACGGTCTTATGTCTATATCCAAATAAATCATACTTCTTTCTTTTTTATTTCCTTCAATTCGTCATAGTCAGGCTCTGGCCATTGGTCATCCTTTATAATGACACCTTTGATATGTGTCTTACCATCAATATAAGCATGAACCAATCTATGTGCTCCATCAACTAACTTGCATTCCTCATCAAGAATTATTGGAAAAGAATAGTCTGCTTTAAGGACTAACTGCATTTCCTTTGCAAGTTCCATGAAACTTCCAATATTCCAATAATTGTCTTGTTTTAAGAACGACTCTACGTTTACATCTTCTTGCGGATTGTCTTTAGTTGCTTCCCAGAGCTTAACGTCCTCCCATGACTTACCTGCTTTATAATAATATCCGTACATGTGTTACAATTCTTTTAATTTTGTTTCAAGTTCAACTAACGGTTCAATATCATAAGAGCAACCACTTATAACTTGACGCAAAGTAATCATCTGCTCATCACTCGGCTTCCAAGTGTATCTGTCTTTGAGAGATTCAAGCCAACTCAACAGTTCTTCATTTCTTCCTATCCATCCATTGTTCATATCATGCTGCACTTTAGTAATGCAACATTGTAGATTAGAATTATCCTCTTCACTCCAAGCAGGCTTCTGCTCAATCCTCTTTAATTCTTTCTTCTTAAAGTCAAAGGTGTATCCAGCATCAGCAATTGCCTTCATTAGAATATCGCGCTGTTCTTTGGTAGCAGGAGTAATTTTTGAGCACATCAAATTCATTGATAAAGGACAGAAAGCATCGCTCTCACCACTATCTGTATCATAGTCACAATATGACATCACTGAACCATCTGATAGTAAGTCTTTGAATATAAAAATAGTAGTTCCATCACTAAGGACATCACCACACTTTGCATCTTTGATGTCCCACAATCTTGCATATCTGTCAACATCAGTGCATTTTTGAACCGCATAGTTATCGCCATATTTAAGCTGATAATGATTATCTATAAGAGCAACTACTTGATAGATATTTTCAGTTCCTTGGTGTATTATCCATTCACCTTTGTGGAACTTCGGTTCTGCTTTATCTATAGGTTTTTGCTTAACCAAATCCCATATACATTCCTCATCAAAGCTACAGATAAATAAATCCTCTGACCAATAACCTTTTTCGTCAATCTTTGTAATAGTCAGTGATTCTTCATTGGAAGTCTTTATTTCGTCACCTATTCTAAATTTTGAAATGATTACAACAGGCTTCTGTTCACCTCTTTTCATAGCACAAGAACCTTTGCACTCACTAGCATAGTTAAACTGGCAATCTAAGCATTCTTCTCTTTGGCTATAAGCACCTTGCTTTTCAAGCCAAGCACGGATTTCTTTATAATCTATTCTATACTCATTGGTACATAAACAACCGTCACCTTGATAATGGTATATTAGAGCTTTCCTTATCATCTCATCCTCGCTCTCTTTGAGTTCGGGGAAGAGGTCTTGTAAGTCGCTTATAAACGGCTTAGTTGTGGGATAGGCACATAGTTGACGTGCCTTTTCTAAAGCCTCTTTGTATTTCTTTTCGTAGCCCATAATCCTACCATTTAAATCAAATTTTCAAGACAATACTTATTAGCAGCTTCTACTGCTTGTTCATAAGTTGGATAAACAACAAAATCCTCATACCAAGGATTTGCTATAGAATGTATATTAAAACAATATCCGATAACGGAAAATCCACCTTTAGATGTCCACTCTGGGTCTATGTCAATATGTATATTATGCACTTCTCTCAACCACTTCATAGCCATCTGGAGCGTAATAGATGCTTGTGTACAACCTTCTTCATCAAAGCTGGTATGGATTTCTCCATCAAACCCTTTCTCTATAAGAAGCCTATATATCTCCTTTGAACAGTAATCTTCTTTAATTGTTGCCATAGTCATTTCTCCTTTAATTTATCAATAAGATATGTCAGGTCAAATAGCGGAAGATTACCTTCAATGTGCTTTTCGTAAATCAACTGCTCTATCTGTTCAAGCACATAGTTTGCACCTGCTTCAAATGATGTTTGAGCAATAATACATTTTTGCGCTTTATTCCAAGAATCTTCTCTTGTGCATGGAGCATGTTCTTCTGACTTTTCTTTTATACTCTTCATACGCTTTGCTTTTAATTGTTAATACTATTAGTGGGGCAGGCAGAATCGGACTGCGCAAATGTTTCCATGCTTGGCACACATTCCTCCAAGTACCCCAAATGCCCTCCGCTGAGGGCTGAGATTACTATAATGTTTAATTTTTCAGATGACACCCTCACGGGCTTATTTATATCATGTTGCAAATTTACGATTTTAATTTGGTATATTTCAAGTTCGTTTAGATAGTTTAAGTTAAATAATCTTTTCAAGCCGATACCAATCCACATCCTCATTATCAAGTCCCCAGAAATCCACAAGAAACTTTCGTATTTCATACTCTCGCTGACGCTCATCTTTGATGTGGTCAAACTGATTGCTGAAACAATATTCGGGCGTCAGCAAATGCTCGTTACCCTTTTCTTTTATTGTTGCTTTCCAAGTCTCCATAACCAATTAAGATTTATACCAGTCATCAATTCCGTAAAGTTGCGCAAGAGCATCGTCGATACGTGATATACTACCCTTTCCAACATTTCTATATTTAGAGAAATAACGACCGCCGATACGTAGCAAATCGCCTACCGTATTAATCTCGTTGTTATGGAATATATCAGCAAGCTTGGTTGCATAGGTGATACCCATTTGTCCCGACTTACTAATACATGATATAACCTCGCCTATTGGTTTTTTGTCGTATTCGGTGCTTGGATTCTTATCATCTATTTCTGCTTGCTCAACATCAACCTCTGGCTCTTCAACAATCCATTCGTACAAGTTTCTTAAACTGTCTGTTAACGTTTCGCTTGTCGTAAAGTTACACTTTGTTAATGCAACCTTTGCCAACTCAAATTTAATTTCACTGTTTGTCATAATCTTATTTTTTATTTATACTTTAACATAATCAACTCATGCTCGATACCCTCAAGATGACTTGCGCTTTCGCATTGCGCAAGAGCACTAACCATCATCCATATTGCTATAATTGCAAGGAATACGCTGTAGTCATGGTCTTTTTTCATAATCGTTAGTTACTGTACTTCTTATACCACTCTACTTTCAGCAACAGTAGTTCTTCTTGTTTCCTATTGATGGACTCCAGCAGTTCCGCCTCGTCCTCGTCTTTCACTTCGATGTACACATCTTTTGCGTCGCGTACCATCGTGTAGGCGTTTATGTTGTAGTTGCTTTCTACCCACGCCTGAATCTTTGTAATTTTCGCTCTGTAAACCATAGTCTTGTTATTTTAAGACATAAGCAATAAGTAAAATAACCCAAGCTGCAAACATTACATAAAATGCACACCTGTAGTTTTTAAGAGATTTAATTGCACGTTCAAGTTCGTAAATTTTTCTTGTATGTGATTTATCACAATTGATACAATTGTCTTTGAATGCGTCAATGTCACACGCCCTGTAATAAAATTCTGTTGGTTTACATTCGTTGCGTTCAATGCCGTTAATAGTTCCAAATATTGTCTCCATAACTTTGTTGTTTGTTTAATTAACTATTGTGTATTATTTAATGTTATCTTTAATAAGTTCTTCGCACCTCAAAAGAAACTCGTACCTTTGCCTTGAAATAGACACCATTTCTTCTGATGGTTTATCTTTTCTGAACACATCTGTTTCAGCGTTGGCATCATAGCCGATAGCCTCATTACACAACTTGTCGCAAAGTTCATTATATTCATTCCCGTTGTGACTTCTAACCCAGTTGTATTCAATCGTAAGACCACGTTCTTTTGTTACGTCATCCCAAATGTCAAACAAGTCTTTGTTCAACTTGTGTTTCCACTTGCCAGACAATGTGTTGAGTGCATATTGCGAGTCAGAATTAACAACAACATCAGTTGAGTCTTGTGGTAATTGTAGAATAGCATTGATAATTGCTTTTAATTCGGCACGGTTGTTTGTTTCATGGGTAATCTTCTTCGCAAACCTCTTAACTTCATTGTTTAATTCGGTCAAAATAACAAAAGCATAAGCACCTTCATCATTCATCTGCGAATAAGCACCATCCGTATAAATTATGTACTTCATATTCTTACACTAACTAACTATATAGTACGTTGCAAAAAGTCAATATTTCCATTTGCCATCAAGTTCACTACTTGTTTGTGCCTCGAAAACATTTGGATAGCGATAGTTGAAGATAACATTCATAAAACTTTCGCTTATTGTCCTATCCATAATAGAGTAAACGCGACCATAAACAATCCACGCAGACCAACCACCAGACTTGACGTTGTGCCAAACCTTGTAGTGTGGTATCTTCGTTTGTATCTTACGGTAATCGCTTTCGGTATTTTCATTAAGGTCAGTGATAACACATTCGGCTACAATCTGTGTCTTGCTTACTTTCTTGTCATCAACCATCTTATTGATATACCTACTTGCGGATGATTTGCTCATTCCAAAAGACATTGCCAATTTGCGTTGTGGTATCGCACGTTGTACGTTCGGTTTCGTGGCTGGAATAGATTTGTTTACACTAACTATAAAGCCGTCCTGTTCGCTTGCGTTGATAGCGCATAAAAGTAAGGTGTTTCGTAATTCACGAACCAACTCGCGTAATGTCATGCCATCGGTAACTTGCAGTTTCCTGCAATAGTCAGCCTTGGCAGCATATCTTTGTCTCTTTCCGTAGTATTTCGTTTCCGTAGATTTGAAAGACTTTGCAAAGATACAATCTTTCTTTGGGTTATAGATGAATAATTCATGCGTTCTAAGCGATTCCAAGACCTTGTGAGCCTTTTTATATGACACACCGAACAATTCCATTACCGATGTGATTTTAAGGTCGTAGAGGCACGAATTTTGATAATGACTTTTGATGATAATTGCACACGCCAGCATTTCAAGGGAGTTTTTGTCTCTCTTGTAACCCCTGATGAGGCTGATTGGTATGTTAATCGTCTTTGTCACAAATCCTATCTGCTATAAAAGAATTAACCCCGTAACCTGTCCTTTTTAGCAAGGACTGTGGCTCGGGGTTACAGGGTCTAATTCTTCCTAACAAATAGGATATATCATTTTTCTCAAAATGCGCTAAGAACACTCTATAATCCGAGAGCCACCTCGATTACTTGGTGCAAAGATACAAAGTATGTTTTAATATTGCAAGTTTTGGAAACATAAATTAAGATATTTAACTTTTATTTACCAAAATGCAAGCCAGCGGCGGGCGGTGTTGAGAGTGAACGTTACCATTCTTCTTCGTTATCATCATCATCATCGTAGCCGTTGTTGTACCGCCAGTTGGCTGCGAACGCTTCACATTTCATGCAGTTGTTACCACATAATCCTGCTGAACGCTCACATATTCTGTCAAGTTGTTCGTCTGTTAATACGTATGCCATAATCGTTTCTGTTTATTTGTTATACAACTCGTTTGCCCTGTCAACTATCTTCTGGCGACAACTCTCGTCAAGTTCCGCATACCAATACAACTGGTCTCCACGATTTTCAATCCACTTGCCAAATATATGGTCGCCAAGATTCTTACCAAACAATAGATGCGCCTCGTTGATGCCCCACTTGTTGTAGACGTAGAGCATAAAATTAGTTACCTCATTATTTTTCATTACTGTCTTTTGTTAGTTTGTTATACTGTTCTTCTGTTAACTTGGTTACATTGATAATAGCATACAATCCTTCTTTGTCACCAAATTTACGACAAACATTAATTAACTCCTGTTTTGACGGAAACCATTCATACCAGCAGTTGATATATCCTGCAATCGGTGTCCATAACGTAAACAACCAACATTCTTTTTCCATATTTCTTTTTGTTTTAAAAGTCTGCAATTAACTTAAATGACATTGCGCCACCACTTATATGCAACACAACTTCCCTTAGTTCGCTATCTGTATAATTTTCTGCAATCTCACGCGAAACACAATTATGATTCATCGCAAGTTCTATTGCGCGTTCCTTACTTATCTTATAAACTTTCTTTCTTAACATATTTCTTTTCGTTTTAAGCCGTTAAAATTGTGGCGGCTTGTAACTATCAAGCAAACCACACGAAATGCGCTTAGAAAGCTTTAAAATCACTTAGAAAGCGATTCTATGTATTCTTTAGGCAGATAATAGTTGGCCACACGTTTGCGATGTGACACCTGCAACCGCTCCATCTCAATCGGCATACCCTCTTCACGTAACTTGAAGATGATTGCGCTAAGACGTAAACTGCCACAGAGGTTCAAAGCCTCAAGTTGTGTGATAGAATTTCCGTCTAACAAGTGCTGACGGACAATTGACTTCTGGGTTGGAAATTCTTCGTTCCATTCGTAATCTTTCATAATCCTAAAATTTTAATTGTTAATACTTACTATGTTCTTCTTCCCAATTGACAGCATCACAAAACGTTTCAAACCACGCAACAATGTCAAAATCTGAACGATGATAGCCGTCTTGACCATTGTAGCCAGAAAGGTAACCATCATCATCAAAGTCGTCAACACTGAATATGTTATACAACCCAGCGTCTTCTTCAATTACAAAATACTTCATTTCATTTTTCATAACTCATAAAAATAAACCAGATAATCGCTACTAATAACACCTTCGTTGAAAAGCGTCTGAAAGGCTTTCAACGTCATAATACTCACACAGATTCCAGTCTTCAATTCATTGATTGCAAACTGATAACGCTCATTGCTTGTTTTGTCTTCTAACTCCTGACGCTCAATTTTGTTTGCGTCAAATAATAATACTCTTGTCATATCACATCCAAATTTTAATCGGTTTCCTGTCTTTCGTTCCTTTCTTTGCAAGATTCCTTACGGCAGAACCAAAAGACTTGTAGTAGCCATAAATCCACATCTCGTCTTCGTTCTTACCTTTGAACTGTTCGTTGAGTTCCCACACATCACCATCGTACAACTGAATGTTGGCATAGTGCGTCCATTCGCTTTCGTCATGATGTTTGCCACCACCAGTATATTCAACCCTGTCAATCGTGACAAGTTCAACATCGCCATTAGTATTAATCAAAGGTATTGCACCCCAAGTCTTTTCGGGGAAATACTTTTGAAGAACGGCATCCATAACTACGGGCATCCGTTCAGCCTCACTTGCGCTCCAATAGACCATAACCAATTACTTTTTTAATGATAATAAGATACGTGCAGGCACAACCTTGTTGGCATTGCACTCGTCACAACACTCACCCGATTGTTTGATAGGCCAAGGATTGTTCGGCCATTCTGTAAACTCTTTGCCACAGATGCAGCACACTTTTTTCTCTTCCATAATTTTTTGTTTTGTTGTTTAACTCTTTGTTCGCCAATCGCCCGTGTTGACAGTGAACATTATCTGGCTACTTTTTATTCATAATACTTCCAAATATAACCACCGCATGTTTTTGTGCGCCCACGCAAGCAAGCACATAATGACGAAGTAGTTAATCCTAAATATTTGGACGCTTCTTTTTGATTTTCCCACGTTTTTATAAAATTACCATTATTGTCATATTGAACTATTCTTTTTTCGGGTTTTTTATTCAGCACTCTGTCTTTTATTTTGTCAATATCTTCGTCAAACAACCAGATATATCCACCAGCGTGCCTATTTAAGCCTTGTGCTACTCTGTGTGTGCCATTTATTCCAAGCTCCCGACTTACTTGTTCTGAAGAACGGAATCTTTTTATAAAGACACCATCCCATGTAAATTGATTAACTGGAATTGGTTTTGTGTAAACATTGTTTTTTGTTTTAGTCTCAATCATTCTTTCGCAAACATCCTTCCAGTTATATCTTTCCTTTTTTGTTTTAACACCTCTTTTAAATGCAGCACCATTATTGTAGTTTATATTATATTTATTTGTACACCACTCCAAGTTGTCTACATGATTATTCATCTTATCTTCGTCTTTGTGATTAACTTGAGGTAAATTTTGAGGGTTTGGAATAAACGCTTTTGCAACAAGGCGATGGATAGTGCAAAATTTTTGTTTGCCTTGCTTTGACAAACAAACCATTTTGTACCCCTTGTGGTTTTGATGTATTTTCAATAATCGTTCTTTTACACTTAAATGTGTATTTTTGGCTCTCTTAATAACCCTTTTTACGCTTTTCACATTTCCGAAGTTGCTTACTTGATACAAACCTTCGTAACCAACTACATCTTTCCATATCTCTTCCATAAGTATAAAACAAAAGGTAACTTTCAAAATGCGGTCTCCTACCTCCGCAGATTTACTCGTTACCATTGTTAAGTTTGTTGATGCTTAGTAGGAGTTAAGCGTCATATTTACGATGCAAAGATACAAAAACTTTTTGTAAAAACCAAATTTTTTGGTTACTTTTTAAACGACCTGCCACCCATGTTTATCAGTATGTCAGGTCTAATGATACACGTTAAAATAATAAGCAATGCAATCATTTTCTTTGTCTCCTATAATTTAAATTATACTGTCGTGAACGAAATACGAATACGTTGTATGTAAGCGCAAAGCCTGTCTTTTGTTTTCTTGCTTTCTGTGTCAGAAAAATCCCACTTTCTAAAGATACGACCCTCCTCATCGTTCTCCTGAAAGTTCTTCATAAGAGTAAGCATCTGTTCCCTGCGCCCACACTTTGTGTCAATACCAAGCCATTCCCAGTCTTTCGGATTGTCACCAACACAATGCTCTGGCTGAACCATCTTCAAGACACGCAAGAATGTCTTTGTGTCAATTGAATCGTGATAACGACTCCTTTTTGTTTCTCCTTTTCTCATGTGTTCCTCTTTTAATTGTTCCTTACTTTTCTTTTCTCTGTTCTGTTTGTAGATAGGATTAGCACCGCCAAGCAAACAACCTTGCTTCTTCTTTACGGCAAGTGCTTTCTTTGTTCTGTCACTCGTAAGTTCCCTTTCATATTGTGCAACGGCAGCAAACACACCAAGCAGCAGCGTGTTCATCTGTAACATATCCGTGAAATGAATCTCGATGCCAGTGTTGACAACTTTAAAACAGAACTCCACGTCACGCGCAAGCCTGTCAAGTTTCGCAATAACAAGCGCACAATTGTTACGCTTGCAATATGCGATAGCATCAAGCAAACCTTTTCTTTCACGATGCGTACCGCTTTCAACGTCAACAAACTCACACACGCTTTCGCCACTATTGGCAGTAATGAAGTCCGCACACATCTTACGCTGTGCGTCCAAACCTAAACCGCTGCGTCCCTGTTTCTTCGTTGAAACACGAAGGTATGTTGCATACTGTTTCATAATCAATCGTTATAATCTTTGTCTTCCCAAATAATAAACTCTTCCTCGTACACCTCCGATGGTTTATACATAAAGTCATAAGACCAGAAAGTGTCGTGCCAGTTAGTAGAACTGTCCATGCCGTTGTCGCCATGACTGTTTTCAATAACAAAGCCAAGACCTTTGATGAAGTTAATGAGATACTTACAATCAACATCAGAACCGCATTCCAAAGATGACGTGCAATACGACATACTGAAACCTTTGCCGTAACCTACAACATGACCACCACGATTGTAAATAGATATTGTTTCTTCATTTGTAGTGTCTCCACAATCTGTATTAATCTCACCAAACGGCTCTTCATAACCTTCTGATTTAAGAACGGCATTAACAATGCGTTTCACTTGTTCGGGGATGTGATTTTCATTCTCCCATTTATCGAACGCTATATAATCAAATTTCATAACAAAATCTTTTTAGTTATTCTATATATAACTTTGTAAATCTCACCACAACATTTGTACGTATAAGTAATACGCCCAACAACCGCCTCTTGTTTCAGTTCTTCAACCTTTCTGACTTTTTCAAACTTTATACATTCAGGCTCATTGTTAAACATGTACTCAAAATCCTGTCGACAGTTGGAACGTGCGGTAGTGTAGTCTTCAAACACCGCCACATCCCAAGCCGATGTTGTTTGGTTGGCAATAAAGTCTTTCTTGACGTCATCCCAAACAAACTTCTGCCGTTCTAATACATACACAAACTTTGGCATAATCAAAACACTTTCTTGATATATTCTTCTGCCGCCTCCATGTTCTTTCGGTTGCCAGCAAATCTCGAAGCGTCACTCCACACATAACTGACGGGATTGTATTTAGGGATGTCATAACAACAAGCAATCTGACCTAAGTCACCATTACATGTGTATCTGTATATGTTCAAGCGGGAATAAGCGTTGCCGTTCTCTGCAACAATCTTATATTTCTCACCGCCGACAAGAACGACAGTTTCTGACGAATAACTCGGTGATTCGTTCCTTACCTTAATTTCAATTTCCTTTTTCATAATCGTAGTATTTTATTTAATTATATATTATTAATTATTTATATCGTGCGTGCGCACATTAAAGGCTTCCAAAGTACGAAAGTATTCTGATGTTTGAAATCCAAAAAGACTTCCATACGTTTGGGAATAACTCACCGCTTACAAAAAGTAAGCAGTCATAACACAAACCAACAAGCGACAACCAACCGCCGCTGCAAGTAAGTACGATGGCTACAAACAGAGCCACCGTACAAACCAGATAGTTAATTATTGCAGAACCCATATAGCACCAATTTTTGTCAGACGCTCGAAAGCGCAATCCAACATAAAACCCTCAACTTGTTTCTCACCGTCATTGTAAACGTGAAAGAAACCATAATGCTTACCGTCTATTCTTATGACCTCATGCACACCGCTATAAGCGTCAAAGAACTTCATACCAACCTCTGCTTTCATATTACACAAGTTTTGCAAGTCTGTTAATAAATTCACTCCTAAGCCGAATGCTGTCTTTGTCATGTTTGATATGCCAGCCTCTAAGATTACCAAAGTTATCTACACACCTCTTGTAACTCTTTTCAAGTTTTGCACCATCACCAGCCAAATCAGAGAATGTCATAAGTTTTGCATCATTCAACCCTGCAACCATCTGACTTTCGCACATCATAACACAGAATAAGCGGTTAAGAATTACCCGAATCTCGCCCGCAGTAAGTTTTTTATCTTCCATAATCAGTCAACGTATTGATAATAGTACTCCATTGCCTCGCCATGTTTCTTATTGCTTTCGTCAAACCAGTCAAAGTACAAAGCCTGCACCATATAGAAGAGTTCGCTGTACATCTTGCCGTACTCGTTGTTGCCGCGAGCAGCATGCTCCCAAGACTTGAGGTTAATAACGAGAAGAATCTCGGCAAACCATTCAACGTTATCGCGCCAATTCGTCAAAGCATTGCGCAGTGTGCTGGCAATCGCAGACATACCCTCAACAGGTACACACCACTCGGCAATTGAGAAATCGCTGGTGTATGTAGTCTTGCGCTCATAGTCCTCACGCAAATTCATTTCGAAATTACGCTCACACCATGCCCCGTATGTGAATGGGTCTCTGATATTGCGCTGAATTAACTCGCCACCAATAGCATCATACTTGTGCGCCTTTACAAACTCACACATTTCTTGTACTCTCGCATTAAATTCTTTCTTTGTCATAGTTGTAATGTTTTAAAGTTTCATACATCCGTTTTCATCAACCTCACACCACACAGCCAACAGATAGTTGTCGTGATTGTCGCCATCGTAAGACACATACTGACAATAAGTAGTGCCTTTTGCGTCATCTCCATCATCAATAACCCAATCTCTGTAAGGCATTGTTCCCATACACATACCGAACACTGGACTACCGCCAGCGAAATCTGTCATGTTGACAAAGAAGTCGCGTGAATAAACAAGCATCATATCGTTACCGACATGTGCCGTAATTGAAAAATTAAACTTTGCCATAGTTGTTTTGTTTTATAGATTAATACTGGTCGGACTAAAAGCACAGCCCAACGTTTGTTGTTTCACACATGAAGCGTTCTGCCTTTGCAAGCAGATTCTTTGTACCGAAGCCATGCAGATAAAGTCGATAGATACGCTCCAACTGGTCGGCACACTGTTTAAATGTCTTTTTCATATTACCCTACAATAATAAGAAAAACGTCAACCAACAAAACAACAGACATTGCTGTCAGTGTTCTAACAATTACTCTCTCGCCATGTTCAGTGTTGGCGTACTTTCTGAAAGCCGCCAACATTCTCAATACTCTGTACTTCATATCTTTTTTATCTTTGCATTTCACGCACCCATTTACGGGCTTCTTTTTTGATAGCGTCAATATCCACGCAAGAGCAATACGTCAGCCCGTAATTTGCGGACTGCTGGTCATTTCTCTCTTTGTGAAACATCATACGAATATCCCAATCGGGTCTATCAAAGCAATACAACTCTATCGGAGTTGTGTCGCGCTTCTCTTCTTCCGTTTGGTCATAGTAGTGCATTTCCCAGTCGCAATCAATTGCTGCATCAAAATGAAGACCACAGCAAACAAACCTACAATTTACAATTCTCTTGTTCATAATTTAATCTCCTATGTTTTTAATTAATACTAAAACTCAAAGTCGCTTTCTTTTTCTAACACACGAAAACAACCAAAAGACTGGTGTGGAAAATAACATATAGCCTTATAAAAACCGCCACAACGGAATATTTTTAAAGCCTCGTTTATGTCATTTGTTGTTTTTACTTTTGTTTCAAAGTAGAAATTGAAATCGTATTTATCTTTCATATCAATTTATTTTTTAATTACTAAATTCGGTTTGTTCGTGTCTTTTGAAAAACGTCCGTCGGTAGTTGTCACAACCACCAACGGACACAAGTATTAATCAAAAAACACAAAATCTTTGCGGGTGCGGTGGTCTCGCTCCACACATGCCGCAGTCGACACAACGTTTGTTGTGATATGCGTCAACACCCAATCGGCGCGCTGATAGTGAACGCACGCCCTATTCACCCAAGCGGTTAATCCAACTAACAACAAAGTCGAGCAATTCACCTAACATCTGTTGGTTGTCTATCGCCAACTTGCGTGCAATACGTGCCTTTAATGCTGCACGCTCACGCAGTAGATAGTTTTTTGAACTCAGCCACGCTTTTGCAACATCATCCTGCTTGGTTAAAACCTCAACGTTTGTAACGTCAACCAACTCGCCAGTCCAGCTATCTTTATCCGACCAGATAAATCCCAAACGGCTACCATACACATTGTCAATCATCCCGTAGTGTCCTGCAACCTTTGCAAACTTTCCTACATAATCCTGTATCTCCATATTACTTGTTCTTTAAATATTCATTGAACTTCTTCACAATACTCTCAATGCTTGCACGACTATCAATCGTGTCCTGTACGGATAATGTCAGCCCTTCCAAATCGAAAGCGTCTGCAATCTTCTTTACTGACATCAGGCTACCATGACCACCCCATACCTTATCAGAGTTGCACTCCTGCCAATGGAGTGACACAACCCTACAGAATGCACTGTTTGTCATTGGGAATGCTATGTTAAGCAGGTTCAGTGGTGAATTAGCCTCCTTAATCTTTACTGCAAAACCAGCAGCATCACTTCCTTCTTTCGTTCCATATACAGCATACAGATTAACACGCACGCCACTCATTTCAACCGCCGTGATAACGTTTGCTATCTTTGCCGTAGCAATAGCAGCATCCTTTAACTTGGTGAAAGCAGAAATGCCAGTATCAACGTACACGTCAATGATAGGATTGCGCCTTGGCTCACGAATAACACGCATCATGTTTGTAGGTACGCCACGCAGATAATTAGGTACTGATGGAATGCAACCATATACACCAACCTCTATCTTTGGCATCGTGCCGCCCTGTGATTCGTTCAAGATTTCGCCTTCTGCCTTAATCATTGCAGCACGTTCAGCGTCACCCTTATCAAGCAACTCAAAAGCCTCATTAAACGTACAACCCGCAAAATCCTTGCATTCTTTATCTGACATATCCTTGCGAGCACGCTCCCAAGAATCTTTCCACACCTTTAACGGCTCTGCATTGCGGAGTGCATTAGACAACTCCGCAACGCTTTCGTACCTCATGAAATTCTTCATATCCGAATCTCCTATGATTTAAGAAGTTTGTAATTCAATTAAAGACCGCACACAATCTCGTCAAATGCCTTGTGCCAATTTGTAGACCCACTCAACTTGCTTGCAAATGTGCGGATGTCCTGCTTGTTCCAACCGCTGCAAAGACCGTACCACAGAGCATCCTTGTCGCTCATGCCAGTAGCCTGCAAAGCCTTGATAGCCTTACTTGCACGAGGTGTAGCAAGATATGTGGTGTTACTTGCATCAAGCACCTTGCGCATATCCTTCATAAAGCGTACCAAATCCTTGTCACCTGCGGCCATATTCAGGTCGTGCTCATCAGAATAGTCGACCTCTACAAAGTTATATCTGTCAAGCGTTGAAGCGTCTAATTGAAAACGGCTGATATAACGCTTGTCACCGCCACGACCCGTTGAATTGTCACAGGCAATTATATGGAAGTTCTCATGTGCCTTGACCATGCCCATCTTCGGGAAGTTATACACCAGCTGCGCAGCCGCCGTATTGAAAGCAACCTGCACCTCGCCCGATGTGGTGCTGATTTCATCGAAACAGAATACACCGCCCTCGGCCATAGCCTTGTAGAATGCGGTCTGCACAAACTCGCCAACAGCATCCGTATAGCCTTCGAGCTCGTATTTCTGCTGCAAACTTGACACTGAATAGAACGGAATATTCAGTGCTTCGGCTACCTTGCTTGCAAGCGTTGACTTACCAGAACCTGCGGGGCCAAACAACCAAGGGAAGCGACCTATAACGCGGTCGTTGACAACCATTGTCAACAGCAACTCAAGCAACTTCGGATTAGTACCCTTCGGGCACTTGTATGCGGGCAGGTCGGCCACCTTGATTGTGTGCTGCACATCCTGCGGCTGCACCTTTGGCAACTCTTCTGCAAGTATGTCCTTAACAATCTTAACAACCATGTCCTTGTTGACAGGTGCGCTGCCCTTCTTCAACTTCAGCAACATGGCTGCAATCGCGTTGACATCATCATCGTTGACATCCTGCGGCTGCTCCTCCTGCATAGGTACAGACTCCTCCTGCTTGACATCATCCTTGACCTCCTGCTCATCGTTGGTCTTGACAGCTTCCTCCTCACGTACCTGCGGCTCGCCATTGCCGTCACAGATAGCCACACGATGCCCCGCACGTATCAGCTTTGGCAAATAGGTGTCGAGTGCATGATACGGGAATCCCGCCAGCCCATTGCCGTTGTCGTTGGGTATTGTCAGCGTGATACCGCACACCTCAGAAACGGTCACGGCATCGTCACCGTATGCCTCATAGAAGTCACCGCGACGGAACAGCAGAATAGTATCAGGGTACTTGACTTTAAGCTCTGCAAACTTCTCCAAATTGGTCTTGTTCTTGGGCTGTTCCTGTGCCTCCTGCTTGGGTTGACGGGGCTTGCGCTCCTTCTTCTCGCCCGCACCCTTTGCACCCTTTGATGCCAAGACCCAGCCCTCGGCCAGCGTATGCAGGTCACGACCATCCTCGGACTCACCTGCTGGCAGCATCATTGGATATGAATTGTAGAAGCGCAAGCCCTTGTGCGGACGGCGTGCCTCGCTGATAATCTGATTGTTCTCGACTACAACGTTCAAAACGTTAATTACCTCACCCGTGCTTAAATTTTGTACTTTAATCATAATAAAGCCTCCTAATGTTTTTTAAATTAATACTAATGTTTGCGTATGTTTGCGGCTGGCGGGCGTGCAGATAGTGAACACGCCCACCTCGCCCCGCTTAATTACTTCATCTCACGCATCTCAACATGCTGCCCATGCTGACTTAATTCGTTGACACACTCCTGCGCTAAACCCTGCGACAACCCGTAGGCAAGGCAGACCGACCCCATGAACACACACCATAACTTTGCAGCCTGCGGCTTGCAAAAACGTACATAACTGCGACCGTTTGCGCTTGCACACTTTACGGCCTTGACTGTAAATCTCGTTTTCATTTTCTTGACTGTTTATTGATTAATACTATTTTCCAACTTGTTTATACAAGCGAGGCAGCATAACGCTGCCCCGCACAATAATGTACCTACCAACATACGACTGTGCAGTTTTGTCACATGGTTATAATTATGCCTCGACCTCTACCTGCTCGAAAGTTGTCGTAATGCTGCCGTCTGTGCCCTTGGCGGTCTTCTTAATATACACCTCACCCTTGGCGAGCAGGTCGGCCTTGTGTGCCTCAGCGTCTGCGGCCTCCTTCTGCGCCTCGGCAAGCTCGGCCGACTGACAGAGACCTTCCAGAATAATGCCATCATCCCACAACTTCGGAGTCGTGAGAGTGCGTACCTTGACGGAGACGTACTTCACGCCCTTCTTTGTCTCGACCTTCTCGTACATGTTTACCTCCTTGGGCTCTTCGCCTTCGTAAACAATAACCTTTGCAGTCTCGGACATATAGAGACCCATGACGTCCTTGCCGTCAACATTGATACGGAGAGCGTCTGCCCAGCCTGCGCAAACGTTTTTAAAACCGAAGGACTCGATACCAAGTGCCTCCAAGACCTCGGCATGCTTCGACTCAAGACCCTGCAGGGACTTTATTGCCTGATTAAATGTACCTGCTGCGGCATGTACGGGCTGACACTTGCTGCGAAGAGCGTTAATTTTACTGATGTTAGAATTTTTCTTTGTCATAATTGTGACCTCCTAATTTTTGTTTTTTAATTAATACTAAAATGAATTATAAATAAATTGTACCTTGGGCAAAAGTCGCGAAAATCACCAAGGCTGCACGCTAAATAATTAGTGTACTTTTCTGCACCTTTTCAGTATCTGTTAACACAAAAATAAGTGTCGTAATATCAAAAATCTATATTTCGTTTTTATTGTTGTCAGCGCCAAGTCCTACCTTTTTATTATGTTTCAGCCTTCCTGCACCTCGGCTAAAACATTTTCAATAAAATACCTATCTTTGCAACCAAGTGCAAAAGGTATTGAATAAACGAAAATAAAGTACTGCTTTATTCCTTATTTAAATTTTTATCACCAAATAATCTAAAATTAGATTATTACATGCAGGAAGTCTTCGGCCTCCCGTCTACATGTTTAGGTAATATATCATTATACCTTGTCCGTGTCCTCGCTACCTAAAAAGTATCATATACTATTATTCTATAATATGTAACCTGCTCGAGGCTACCTTTTCAGTCACTTGCAAATGTAGTTACTATCTTTCTCCCTTGGTCTGCGCTCCTGCCGAATTAGCGGAAAAGTTTAAAGTTGATATTTCTATTTTTCCCTCTTTTATCCGTTTTCGGTTGCAAAGATTTGTTACACATATATCTTTTAGCATTATTCAGTTAACAGTCTTTTCGGTACACTTCGAATAGTACTAACTGCTGCACCTTTTCTCCTGTATGGTAAATTGATAACAGTCCTATTTTGTGGCCGCAGGTTATTTCGTTTATACTCCCTAAAAAATAGATTTTCCGTTAATAACTTTTGATATACATATCATTTCTAAAATACGGTCTCCTCACTACCTTTTCACCCTTGGGCAAAATAGCTTGTTATCAGTGTTTTAAAGAACATACAACAAAATAGCTATAATGATTGCTATAATGTAGTCGGAAGGTGATTATTCGCAGTAAATGAATACCTTGATTTTCCCTCGTCCTCGTTGAACATTTTTTAAACGGCTGTCCTCCGTTTTGATGTTGCAAAGGTACGACGATATTTTGATATTTGCAAGAAATAATATGTTTTTAACAATTAATACGTAACTATCTGAAAATCAGTATTTTTAGTGTTAAAATCGTATTAAAAATATGTTAAGACAATAAAGAAATGTAATAATAAAATACTTTTTGATAAAAATAATACGAAAATATTGTAATTTATTATTTACAACCGACAAATATATAAATTACTGAAAATAAATAAGTTATATTAATTTAGTGTAAATAAATAAGAAAACATATTCCACAAAATATCTTATTTTATATAATTATTTTTTACTATATCATTAAGTATATATTTTCTAAATTGACTAATTATTTACAATATATATATTATATACATATTATATAAGAAAATTATTATTATAAGTTTATTTTAAGTTATAAGTTATAAGTTTAGTATTGTTATTTTAATATTATTGTATTGTTATTTGTTAGTTTAGTTTAGTTTATTGTTTTAATATGATAATATGATAATATACTGCAAAGATAGTTATAATTAATATTTGGCAAAAGAAAAATATACTTATTTAAATTAGTTTACGTATTAATATATTATCTTATTTCTGTTTTTCAGCATCTGAAAATAACTGCCCAAATATAGCTATTTTTAGTAAATGAACGTTTTCTAATTCTATTTTTCAGCATGCAAAGGTAGGAAATAAAAAGGGGTGCAAAGTAACTGGCGGAGACACAAAAACGATATAGGGGTGGGAGGGGTTAGAACCAGCAAAATCTATATGGTCAAAACAATGTTGTTTTTAAAAATCAAAAAATCGAAAAGAAAAAAAATTTTTAAAGAAGAAAATTAAAAACGAAAAAAAATAAAATTTGCGTCAAGGAAGAAAATCGCGAAGGGATTGTAGAGGTGAAATGCGTCAGCTGTAAATGTTGTCATTGTGCTGTGTGTAATATTGTGTAGATTTGCCAGAAATCGGTGTTTTTGTGTTTTGTGTGGTAGTGTATGATGTTATAGGATTCGTTTTAAGGGCATTTTCAGCCCTGTAGAACGCTTTTTATGGTGTTTCCCTTATAAGTTACCGCAGGGCAAAAGAAAACGGCTTAGAACGGCTTAAAATGCGTTTTTTTCTTTTTTAAGTTAAAAATTCCCAAGAAAATGCTTAGTTAGGTGCTTAAATGTGTATCTTTGCGGAAAGTTTCACTTAAACAAAAGGATTATGTTACAGGTAAAGACAAAAGAGCAGGAAGCCTACGTCAAGTCGCTCGTAGAAAAAGAAAGTTGCGATGGTGATGTTACCATTTATGATGATTCTGTCAATTATCGTGTTGACAGTTGTTTTGATGTTGACATTTCGTTTGACACAATGGCAAAGATAGTTGACTATCTGCGCAAGGAGAATGAGGAGGTTGAGATTCCGACTACGTGTTGTGTGTCTGCCGATTCGGACGGAGTAGTTTACGACTTTCGCGACACTCCACATAATGAGGTGATGCAGTTCTGCAAGAAACTTGCGTGGGTTAAAGGCAACAGTTTCGATGCTTACTACGGGCAATACGTTAAGTTTGGAAAGATAAGAATATAAGCATGATTAAACCGTTTTATTTTGCCGTTTTTGTGTATATTAAGCGGAAATCGGGCAAAGGATTTGCTTAATATTTGCCGAATCTCGCGTGCGTGCGCGTGTGTGTATAATAAATATACTTATTTAATAAGTTACCATATATAAAATAGTTTACTTATTAAAAGTTAAAAATCTTATGTTATGTTAATGTTTTATTGTTTATGCTTTAAATATATATATCTTTGCACTAAGTTTAACGTAAAACAAAAGAATTTATTAAGTTATTATGATGAACAAAGTTAGTGATATTCCGCAGGAGCTGATGTCAAAGATACGCCAGTCTTTTGAGGTTGAGCCTCGTATTCGTGAGTTGCGTGTTCAGCAGCAGATGATGATGCGTACTGGCAAATACGATGTAGCTTTAGCTTTGGCGCAGCAGATTGATGTATTGTTCAACCGTGTTGTGTATGAGTATTTGGAAAATGCGCGTAATGAAGTGGAAAAAGTCGAGATAGCAACGATGAATATATCTTTGTCGGACAAAGAAAATTTGATGCGTCATTTACTTGTATGTTTCATGTGTGCTGACATCATTGAGTCTTCTGTCATTGACATGGATGACATTTTGCATCGTTATGACAAGAACACGTATATGGAGATGTTCAATGATATACGTCAGGTGATGTCGATGGCGAAGGAGAAGTTGCGCTACATGCAGCAGCACGGTGGTTACATGAAAGACCTTGTGTGGGGTGAGAAGTGTGACAATATGTATGAGATGATGTTGTCGAAGGCTGGTTCTATCATGCGCAAGATGAAAAGTGACCCTAATTGGGGTAAGAATATGGAGAAGTTCAATGAAAAGAAATAAAGCCGTTCTAAGCGCGTTAAAAGTTCTTTGTGGTAACTTATACCGCCTTGGTGGTAAGACGCGCTCTACGGGCTTAAAAAGTGGCAAAAACAACGTTTAACGATAAACAATAAGGATTATGAAGTACAGAAATTATTCACAAGTTCCAGAATGGAAGAAGGAGTTAGTCAGGAAGATTGGTTTGTTTGGTCTTAGTGATTTGCGTAAGATTGCGCCTATTGGTGATTTGGGTTATGCTAATGGCTGGACGCCGATATTCCATGATGATGGTCATGGTTGGATGTACGGCGAGATGGAGAGTGCGATTTTGAAAGCTTTCCATGAGCAGGGCTTTCGTTTTGACAAGGGCTATAGTAGTGGCTATCGTCGTACAGACCACCATAGTATATGCACCGAGTTAGGTATGTCCTACAGTGTAGACAGCAGTGATTAGGAAAGTGGCCTTTTGTGAGTTTTAAGTGGATTCCGTTTTAAAAATTTAATTATATAGTCATGGATTTAAATGGTACAGTTATTCAGATTCTGCCAGAGCAGCGTTTCAATGGCAAGAATGGTGAGGTGGTGAAGAATTTCTTCATCTTAGAGACAAAAGAGCAATACCCTCAGAAAATCAAATTTGAGGTCTTTGGTGAGGATAAGTGGAAAGCTATGGGTGTTGTTGTTGGGCAAGATGTGTCGGTTCAATTTGACATCAAAGGTGCTGAATGGCAAGGTAAATATTTTGTCAATTTGCAGGCTTGGAAAGTGACCGCTATTGGTGGTCAACAGCAAAACAACAAGCAGCAACAGCCACTTCAAAACCAAGAAAGTGCGCAAGGTACAGACGATTCAAACTTACCTTTTTAAAGTAAGTTAAAAATTTGGATATTACAAAAAGTTTTTGTATCTTTGCATCGTAAATAAAGGATTGGTCGAGAATCCTAACGCGAAACACTTAATTCCCTTGTAAGTAGGTGTATGCTCGACCCATACACCGAACACTTGGGAGTTTTGATTTTATGGAACAAGAAATTTGGAAACCAGTAGTAGGTTTTGAAGGTTTGTATGAAGCAAGTAGTTTTGGAAGAATAAAAAGTCTACCAAAAATCCGTAAGGGAAGGGGTGGTTACACACATGTTCTAAAAGAAAGAATTTTAAAACCACAGCCATCAATGACTGGTAGAGGTGAAAAGCATGTTACACTAAGGAAAAACGGAAAAACTTTTGTAAAAAGCGTCCATAGACTTGTAGCAATAGCTTTCATTCCTAATCCGAATAATTTGCCACAAATAAATCACAAAGATGAAAATCCGTCAAACAACCGTGTTGACAATCTTGAATGGTGTGACGGCTTTTACAATCATAATTACGGAACTATAAAAGAGCGAACCAAAGCCACTGTTGCAAAAAACAATTCATATAGGAAAGGTTTGATAAAGAAAATTAGCAAAGGATATATTAAAAACGTGATGTGCTTAGACGACAATGGCAATTTGCTTGGTATTTACGAACATTCCGTTGCGGCAGGAAAAGCAACAGGTGTATATCCAAGAAGTATTAGAAGATGTTGCTCTGGGGAAATGAAACATTCTGGTGGTTTTGTTTGGAAATATTTAGATAAAATACAAAAGTGAGACAACTCACGTTTTATTAACAACTTAAAATTTTAGATTATGAGCAAAAAGACTTTTCAGTTAGTGAGTGCAATCGTCGGTGGTGTACAGGCCATCGCAGTAGCCGTGGTGACATACACGTCGCCAGAGTACGCAACCGCCATCAATGGTGCAATTGTCGTTATTGGCACTGCCGTCATTGAGGCATGCGCACAGTTCGTTAAGCCTGAGTAATGACCAAGCGAAACGAAACTCTTCAAGCCTTGTGCCGCGACTATCTATCGCGGTTGCGGTACATGGCTAAGAAGCACGGCATTGACGTGGATTCCATTATTCGTGCCAATAAGAGAAATGAATGCGAGGCGACACAAAAGGAGGTTGAAATGCTTTCAAGGTGTGTCGATGATGAACGCATTGCAAGGAACGACATTCCCAAATTGCTTGGCGAAAGTTACCGCAAGACGGAAAGCGCTGGTGTGTTTGACAAGATAAAGAAACTGCGTCACGTCGGCATCTATTCCAAGGTTAGTGCGTTGATTTACAAAAACAAAAAGAACGAAAATGAAAGAAACAAGAAGTGATGTTTATAACTGCGATTGCGTGGAATACATGCGTACATTGCCAGATAAATATTTCGATTTGGCTTGCGCCGACCCTCCTTATGGAATAAGTATATCAAGCAATCCAGTCAGACAGGCACACGAAAGAAAAAGTTGGGATTGTCAAGTTCCAAACAAAGAGTTCTTTGACGAATTATTTCGTGTGTCTAAGAATCAGATTATATGGGGCGGTAACTATTTCGGACTACCACCAAACAAACATTTCCTTATATGGGACAAAATGCAGCCGTTTGATTTCTCGCTTGCCATGTGCGAATATGCGTGGTCGAGTTTCGATAGTCCAGCAAAGATGTTTAGGCAGCACGTTTCTTCTAACGGAGAAAAGAAGATTCATCCGACACAAAAAAGTGTAGCGTTATACGCTTGGATATTCAAAAACTACGTCAAAGAAGGAGAGATGATATTTGACCCGATGATAGGTTCTGGAAGTAGCCGCATAGCAGCTTACAAACTAGGCTTTGATTTCTACGGCTGTGAGATTGACAAAGATTATTTTGACGCACAAGAAAAACGTTTTGCGGCAGAATGCTTTGGAGAGACGCAAATGAGTAATGGAGAAATTGTAAAGCAATTAAATCTTTTCTAAAAAACAATTAAAACATTTTGCTGATTCGGTAATTTTTCGTACCTTTGCATTATAGTTCAATGCGGTGCGCTCTACATTAGCCGCAAATACGAACAACAATATACTTGCAGTCGCAACGAACAGGTAGTAGAGCACCTTAGTAGTTGCGATTGCAATGTTTTTATTAACACATGGAACAGGAAATTTGGAAAGATGTTTTAAAATTACATTCTCGAAACAGTAGATGGGAAAAAGTAAAAGAGTATGTATTCCCAAAAGGGTTGTATCAAGTCTCAAACCTTGGCCGTTTCAAAAGAAAAGGCGTAATAGCGAAATACAAACCAGATTCCGTAGGAACGATAACGCTTTCACTTAAATGCCATCGCTTTAAACTGCACGAAATTGTTTTGCAAACATTTATGCCAGAAGGAGATTTGGATGGCTATTCACCAGACCATATAGACAGAAATAATCGCACTAATAATAGCATTGACAATCTACGTTGGGCAGATAGAAATACCCAATATTATAATAGGGAAAACAAAGAATACAAATACAAAAGAGTCTTATGTTTACAGAATGGTATTGTGTATAAATCTTGCCGTGAAGCAGAAGAAGTTCTTGGCATAACACATAATACGGTGGCGAGGGTTGCAAGAGGAGAGCGAAAATCTATTCATGGATATAACTTTATCTTTGTCAGCAATAACAACAACTAACTTTATTTTAATTATGTTAGAACTTAACAAAATCTACAATGGTGACTGTCTTGACGTAATGCAGGGTATAGACGACAAAAGCGTTGATTTGATACTTTGCGACTTGCCGTACAACACAACACCCTGTAAATGGGACTGCATGATTCCGTTTGAGCCGCTTTGGAACGCCTACAAGCGCATAATAAAGCCAGATGGTGCAATTGTACTGTTTGCACAACAGCCGTTCACCACAAAGCTTATTTCAAGCAATCTTGAAATGTATAAATACAACTGGGTATGGGTAAAGGAAAACGGTACTAACTTTCTGAACTCGCATTATCAGCCGATAAAGACAACAGAAGATGTTTGCGTCTTTGGATTCGGTTCTACGTCGCCGACAACAAAAGATTGTCACATGACATACAATCCACAGATGCGAGAAGGATTTGAGCCATACATAAGAGACAGAGGAGAAAGAACGCCAACGTCTGTTTTGCGCTCTACTGTTAAACGATGCACAACAAACAACGACGGCACACGATACCCGACAAATCTGCTTTATTTTAAGCGCGACAAAGACAAGTATCATGTCACACAAAAGCCCGTCGATTTGCTTAGATACCTTATACGTACATATACAAACAAAGGCGATTTGGTGCTTGATAATACGTGCGGCTCTGGCAGTACCTGTGTTGCGGCCATACGCGAAAAGCGGGATTTTATCGGAATAGAACTCAATGAAGATTACCATAAGGTTGCTTGCGATAGAATAGCAAGAGAAAAACGGCAATTAACATTGTTTTAATTAAATAACACTAAAATATTTGGAACTACGGTATATAAGTAGTATCTTTGCAAAAGAAAATCCATTCGATGCGTTGACGGTCATTTAAGACGCAAAGGATAAAAGATAATGTTATAACAATTTTTGCCAAGATGGGCGATTGAAAGTTGAATGACCGCAACGAGTAAATCGCTCATTAGGCTTTTAAAGCGGTCATATATGGAAGAAAAATTTGATTATGAGTACAAATTACAAGATGTGTATTTCCCTTGTATTTATTTCTTATTGAAAAACGAAAAAGTTGTTTATGTGGGTCAAACAGAATATGGCTTGAAAAGAATTTTATGCCATCCTTCTGACAAGGACTTTGACACTATAAGAACAATAAAGTGTAAGTCTGAAAAATTGGATGAAATGGAAATGAAATATATAGCCAAATACCAACCCCTTTACAATAAACAGTTGCCAAATGCGTGTAGTTCTATGCGATTAAAACAAATACTTACGCATAACGGTTTGAGGGTTAGAAAAGATATAATAAAGCGTTGGATAATGAATAATGTTAAAGAATATTATGTTTTTTGCGGTGAAATCTATGTTGCAGAAAAAGATAAAATTTCTACATTGAATGGTATTTTTGAATTTATAAACAATAAATAGTTATGGCAAACATACACAATGAATTAAATAATTATCAAATTGTTCCTCGTGATTTGATTTTTGACAAAACTCTATCTGATAGAGCAAGGTTTGTCTATGTGTTTATGGTATGCAAGCCAGATGATTGGAATTTTTATCTTGAACCAATGGCACGAGAAATTGGATATAGTGTAGACACATTGCGTAAGTACATAAACGAATTGGTGGCAAGCGGATGGGTGGTTAAAGGTTCTCAAAGTAACAAAAATGGAACTTTTGGTGCTGTTAAATACACTATTAAAGCCACTAAAATTTCCGACACGGAAAATTTCCGACACGGTAATAATCAACCACAAATAAATAAAGACATAAAAGAAATAAAGACTGAAATAATAAAAGAAAAAGAAGATACTATCATATCTTCTAAAAAAGAAAAAAGATTTGTAAAGCCAACAATACAAGAGATTCAAGCGCACATTCTTGAAAAAGGCTACACGTTTGACGCGGAGGCTTTCTATGCTTTCTACGAAAGTAACGGATGGAAAGTCGGAAAGAATCCGATGAAGAACTGGAAGATGGCTTGCACCACATGGGCTAAGAATAGAAAGAACAACAACAATAACGTGAATTATGGAAGAGAAACAATCACCGACAAGATTAGGCGAACTGTTGCAGAAGCAAACGCATTCAGTCAGCAGCTCACAGACCGCATTGGCAACCAACAACAAGCCGACGTTCGTGACGGAGATAACGACGAGGTATGGTAGCTTTACACAGCTTAGTAACAAATTCTCTTATGCTAACAAGAACGCATTCGTACAAGATGCGATGGCGTGCTTTAGACGAGACAGTCCTACGTTTGTACGCATAGACATCACATACGGCAAAGGTTCTTCTGCAAATTGGCTGTACAACATCCTACAGGGCATGTTCATTTTTCTTGGCGTTACGAATGATAGGTTCTCGAAAGAACAGGTCTACAACCTTGCATGTAGCATCTATGCGAACTACAAGACGTTAAAGGTGGTCGAGTTTTTGCTGTTTATTACACGCTTTGAAGGTGGTAGATATGGAAGGTTTTATGGAGGCGACTCTTATGCACTTGTTGTAACCGAGGCTTTGAACAAGTTCTTGGTCGAACGCGAACACTACTATGCCGACATTGAACGCATGCGCAATGACAAGCTTATCGAGGAAAGCAAAAAGAACACCATCACGTTTGAAGAATACAAGCGCATGAAAGAAGCTAACGGTGAGAGTATATCGGATGCACTTAATGAACTTTATGGTAATAAATCTTAATTTATTTGGAATACTTAAAGAAAAAATATAATTTTGCAACACAATTCATTTATTAATTAATTATTAGCATTATGAAAACAAAAGACTTTAATGTAGCAGTCGAACTTGAAAAGATTGCACAGAAAATTAGCAATGGTGAAACTTTGTTTGCAATCTATGGAAACGACAAAAATGACGAATTGACGGTACTAACCGCTGAAAAGGAAAACAATGACATTATCTGTACTATTGCCGCTATTCTTACAATGTCATTAACAGGAAAGGGCGATGAAGGTATTGATAGAGTTGCACACATTATTCTTGAAGCACTGAAACTTGTACAGACATCAGGTTCTATCGCTGGGTTGAAACTTGCCACAGAAATGCTCAAAGGTGTCGCTGAAAAAGCAAGATTACTTGATAACAAAGATGAAGAAGGCTGCGGTGATTGCGAACTTATTAGGGTTTGTAATGAACAAGATGCAATCAAATATCGAAAGGAACATGGCATTCCCAATCCAAAGAAAGCTACTGTAGGCGAAAGAAAAATGAAGGGCGGTCGTAAGATTAAAGTAAACTAATTGTGGTGTATGGAAAAACAGAAACTATACGTCAAGCTTCCGAATGGCAGGTATCAGGCTTATCAAGAGCCTGAACCGCCATTTGACAACGTGCTTTACAAAAAGGTTCAAAGAGGTAAGAAGATTATCTATGAGCCACAGTCTATGCGTTCCGACAAAGGTTTGGAGGAAGGCGTGTGGGTTGTTACAAAACACATGTATGGCAAGTCCTATTCAACTGGTAAATATCTCTATGACTGTTTTATGTGCCTTAAAGCAAGTGATATTCAAGAAATGCCATTATCTAAACTTGGTGGCATGGATAAACTTGCTGACTGGCTTTCCCATAATTGGGATAAATTACCAAAAGGCAAGTCGCAATATGACCTGTGCCGTGCGATAGTCGGATTACTGTTTCAATACGAAAACGAAAAAGAAAAATGACATTAGAATACGAAGAAAACATGGAGTCAGATAATAGTAGGTTTGGAAAAATCCTTTCCGAAATGTTTGATACGTACAAGAAAAAAAATGCCGACTATGGCAATAGTTTCAGCGAAACAATTCAAGAGTTTGGCTACATACCAGCAGTTGCACGCATCAACGACAAGCTAAAGCGTGTGAAGAATATGGTTAAAGGTAGAGAAATGAACATCATCAAGGACGAAAGCCTACGGGACAACATTATGGACATCGCCAACTACTGCGTTTTGACTATTATGGAATTGGATAAACAAAAATAAAGCCCTACAAGCACATTCTTTTGCATCAGTGGCTAACTATACCGCCATTGCATAGAAATGCGCTTAAAACGGCCAAAAAGTGCCTTAAATGAAAACCTGCAAACATGGAAGAAGTGCTAATAAAAAAAATAACGCCAAACAAGTTTTGCTTACATTGTGTGTATCACCGAAGTGAATTTCCTAACAAAAATTCAACTTCACGTCAAGTGTATTGCATCAAACAGCCATCCGCAAGAAGTAAAAGCGGATATAAAACAATTAAAGCCCACGACAACGCATGTGGGTATTACGAACAAAAACTATAAACATTATGGCCGCATTTAGTGTAATAGGTTTTGTTGACGCAATAAAAGTACTACCAGATTCTTGCATATTGTTTTTGTCTGAATACAAAAAAGGATATAAGAAATCGGATGGAACTATTGTCGAAGACAAGTACCATTCTTGGAAAGTGATATTCAAGGGGTATTTTATCAAATACCTCACAACACACTTTGGCAAAGGAATGCTTGTTGAAGTAAAAGGCGACATAGTTCCCTATGTGATAGAACATGGCCAAATAATAGAGGGCTATTCGGTAATAGGACAGACATGTAACATGTTTTCATACCCAAGATACAACGTCAAGCAAGAACAAAAGATGATAAAAGAGTCGATGGGTAGCACAGACGAGCATCCAGACTTAGAGGCGTACAACCAACCAGACTTTTAATGTAACGTTACAACAAATAATATGTCTAACTTTTAAAATTACATGTAATTATGACACAAGAGGAAAAAATCAAAGATTTGGAACAACGTATCGCATTAATGGATGCGGATAACTCCGCATTGTGCGCCGACCTTGAACATTACAAAAAAGTATCATCTGGGCTAAAAGGGCGCAACAAACAATTGAATGAACGTATCGAACATCTCAAACAGCTAAACCTTGAAGGAGATTCTTTGTACGAAAAGGCACTCGCAGAAATTGACGAAAAGAACAAAACAATTTCTGGCTTGCAGTCACAAGTTAGGGAACTGAGCCAGAAAATAGTAAATCTTAACGATACCATTGCGGGACTACAGACTGAAAAAGAAAATATCCAACTTGCCCTTGAATGCGAAAGAAGCAAACCTTGGTGGAAATATTTCTTTTAACTATCGCTTTTCTTTATTCATTATAAAGCCACTTAGTCCGTCACGGATTCTGTGGCTTTTTTTATCAGTATGAAAAAAGATGAGTCCAGTTAATTTCCTATACATGTTGTGTGTCAAGCGTGTGAAGCTTTATCGTACCCATAATGTATGAATTGTCGCCACGCTGCAAAGATACAGTGGTTGGGCTGTATTCAGACAAACACACACAATGCACATATTTGTTTCCGACATAAGATGATTTTATCCAAACATCACTTCCCGTCATGTAGTTTATAAAGCTATCATGAACGGACAGAACGTTTATAGTTGCACTTGCATACTTTTGCCGAATGATAAACGTTATTTCTATATCGACATTTTCACGTATCACAATAGGGTTTTCATGTTCATCTGTAGCAGTTATAAGAAAATCCTCTTCTTGTGAATCTATCCACTGAGCGGTGTATATATTAACTGGTTTGCCTTTTGCAAGCATACCGTCAACCTTTAATATAGCGACACCGTCAAAAAGTGTTGTTATATCCTGAAACGCACCTCCATCAGTGTTTCTTATGAAATATTTGTTTGCTGAATTGTTCATAACCTTAACGCTTTATTGAATATCTTAACTTTACCAAGGCAGTACTTGCCAATCTCAACTTTAGCCTTATTGCCGTATTTGTAAACTATAATGTCGCACGTATCATCAGAATCATCTATAAAAACATTACTTTCGTCAAACAAGTATATCCTTATCGAATTGTAACCATCAAGCACGAAATGCACGTCACTATTGTTTGAAACGTAAAATACAGGACATTTGCAGGCTTCAATCTCAACTGTCGGGTTATCACACCACATAAAGCTCGTAACGTCTGCTACTGCCTTAAAATCGTCGCTAAAATCAACGTATAGCTGATATGTGTAACCCTTAACACCATCTACATCACAAAGGGTTTTATTTCCGTTGATATAATCGCCAAAATTCTTTTTTATATAATCTTTAGTAAGGCCAAGATGCTCATAACAAGCATAGCTGAAATAAGGTATGCTTTGCTGTTGCATTGCAAGACCAACAAGCATATCCTTGTCATCACCACACGAACGCCAAGCAGCCTTGTATTGTGCGCACAATGGCTCTGCTGAGATTTTTCCCAACAGAGCATTGCGCTGAAATTCTAACATCTGTCTATCCATGTTGCAAAGATAGTTATTATTTTTCTTACTTCCAAATAATTAGTCTGTAATTTCAACCTCGTACTTCATTAAGGCATCATACACTTTCTTTGTGATTTTGCCGTCTTTGTAGTATTGGGTTGCCATATCCTTAATGTGGGCTTCCTTTGCTTGCTTGTAGACTTTGAAAGCCTCTTCTACTGAGTAAAATGTACCAAGATTTATACGACATCCATTCTTGTTAAGATATGCCATATAACTGCTACCATTTACAAGTTTTCTTTCGTACACACCAATTGGCATTTTCCCTCTTTTTGCATCACTCTTACACAATAGAACGTTTATCTCGTTAGGTACGAAACAGCAAGTTTCTGGAGAATAAATTTTATTCCCCTTAAATAAAATATCCTTATCCAAACTGTACCCTTCGATATAGTTCTCGTCAAACCACTTCTTAAAGTTTGAGAACGACCACCATTCCTCGCAAACAAAACATCCACGATAAGTTGGTTGTTTATCTAAAAATTCTTTTGAATAACACCTTTTTAGCATTTGCCCCCATGTGTGATAAGATGGTATATGTACATGGTTGTATTTTGTGTTTCCTTTATAATCGTTTACGCCAACACCGTACACAAGTTTGGTTCTTTTGCGCGCATTGCCAGTGTTGCTTATTCTGCGTTTTATCTTAGCACATTCAGGGCATCCTTGCCCGTGTAAATGATTTTCAACACGTATCGGAAATAAGCCATGCTTGCTACAAATAACAGGAATAACACTTTTTCCTCCACTGTAATTTGTGTCATTGACGTTCGTGTAGATATACCTATCACCATGAACGTCTCTAAATTCTTTTAGCACTTGTGCTAAAGGTTTCATCTTTGTCATATTGCCTGTTCTTTTAATAATGTCTGTCATTGAAATTGTGGAAAGGGCGACAGACTTGCCCTTTATCGGATGGTGGCCAAACCACCCTATCCACAATGCAAAGATACACAATATCCTAAACATATCCAAATCCTTTTAAGTTATTTAAGATAATAATTCTACGCGAATACCATTTCCACTTGGAACAGTCCAATTCTCCATCATTGATTGCATTGATTGCATAACGATGTAGTTATTTTGTAATTGCAACAACATTTGCGAGAATACGCCAAGTTGAACATCCATATCGAATGACATTATCGTGTCTCGAATTTGAGTAAGCAAATCGTTTCTAAGATAAGCCTGCTGCGACATACCGTTGAGATAAGCTTCGACAGCCCCAGCCGTTTCCTCGCTCACGCCCTGTAATCCCTGTTGCAGCGCAGACAACTGTGTTTCCGAACTTTCGCCAAATTTGTAATATTCACCAAGAATATCTTTCAACTTTTGGCCTAACTCTGGCATAACCTCTGTTATTCTACCCATAATGTAGTCAACGTCAGAGCCAGTAAATGCGGAAGCTGCGTCAAGGCGTGCTTTTGCAGCCTTTTCTTCTTCTATCGCCGACCTCCTGTATTCATCAATCATTTCTTGTGATATAGGATTCTTGTAATATCCGATTAACGCGCCACCATCTCCATTCAAAAGTGCTATGGTTTGCCTTATCTGCTCGTCTGATTTTTGCTCAACTTCACGCGATATTTCTTGCGCCTTTGCGTATTCTTCACTTTCTTTTTTGGAACGTTCATTAATCCTTTGGTCTATACTATCCCATATTTGGTCAAGATATTGAGAAACAACACGGCTGACAATCGACTTCATAATCATATTGTCAATCATTTCGTCAAACTTGTCGCTGAACACCTGCATATAGTCCTCACCTTGCTTGAAAGCATCAATCATTGAAGATACAAGGTTTTCGGCGAAACTGGCAACATCAGTACCCATAAGGTCATCAACAAGTTCCCTGTAGCCGTTTTGTATTTCATAGAACAATTCCTTGTATTGTTTTTCTAATTCAAGAATCTTTTCATTATCACGATACTTTGATTTTCGCGTCTTTTCAAGCTGTATCTGACGCTGCAACTCCGCAAGCTGTAATTCTTTATTTGCTAAAGTTGCATGTCTTGCGCCAATAACAGCAGTCCCATAAGCCCTATCAACTGCTTGTTGTAAATCTATATAAGCAAGTTCAAGATTCTTAACTTCGCGTGTTGAGCGTTCAATTTTTTCAGTTATCGACTTGTTCCCGCTAAATTCCTCTGCAAACGTTTCAATGAAACCAGTAGCTGCGCCAACAACAGCACCTATTGCCGCGCCATAACCTCCAAAAGCAGCACCAACCTGTGCGCCTTGACCTGCTTTATCAAGAACACTAAACAGCTTGTCTATATCAGATGCGTTGCTTCCACCAATGGCTTTCGCCAAGTCATCGAAAAGACTAATTGCACCTTTGATAGCACCGTAAACGGACATTATAGAATCAACCCATTCAGATGCTGAAACTTCTCCAACCTTGGAGAGTTGCACTAAACGTTCTTTTAATTCTTCAAGTTCTTTAATTTGCTCTTCGGTAGCTTCACCAGTGTTGATTTTGCTTACAATTGCATCTATCTTTGATACTATAGACACCATTTCTGGCAAAACATCATCCATGCGCTCCTTTGCTTTGTCGAGCATATTGGCAATAGCACCGAAAGGATTGTTCTTGCGTTGCTCCTTGTATAGGTTCTTTAGCGCATTGTTTATGTTCTTAATCTGCTTTGGGTCAAGATTCTTTGCCGATTTCTTGTACTTTTCCAAACTCGCAATCAATCCATTGATAGCTTTGTTGGTCATACCAGAAAGTTCACCAGTGGCGGTAATCCATTCGGGTGATTTCTGGAAGTTTTCAAAATCATTCTTTGCCAGATTTCTTGCCTCACCAGTGTTGATTGATGCGACAATATTCAACTTTGCTTTATCATCACCCGCAATGCTCTTTACAAGTTCTTGCAATTGTTGGATTAACTTTTGCTTCTCTTGTGGGTCTGTAGCAGCAAGAATCTGAGTTTGCAGGTTAAGCGCTAAACTCTTTTCTTCATCATTTCCAAACTGTTGCGCAAACGTTACACGCTCCTTAACGGCATCATTTTGAATCTTATTGACCTTTGTTTCGTATTCAGCATACTTTTCAAGCAACTTGTCCCAATCCTTGATTCTTTCCTCCGTTTCTTTTCTCTGAAAACCTCTTGCGGCTTCAACTGCCTTTTTGACAAGTTCAAGCTGTTTGTCCGTAAAGACTTTGTTTTCTTCAAACGCACGCATATCGTCATCCGTAATATTGAGCACGCTTGGAAGTTCTGTCTTTGCCCCTAAGTTTTTAAGCTCACTATTTAGTATCTTTGATGCACGCTCTGCATACTCGCTTGCGGTTCTTGGCAAATCGTTTACATCAATACCCATCCAGTCGGCAAACATATTACCCAACTCTGGGTCGGCATCCAACGAAACAGCCAACTCATACTCGTCTTTTAGACGGTCAAGTTCATTGTTTAAACCCTTGGTAATCTTGGTGAGGTCGTACTTTTCAGCATCAACTTTTATTGTTTTAATCTTTTCTTGAAGAACTTTTATTTCTGCTGGTTTAGCGCCACGCTTAACCATTTCGTCAAGCTGCGATTGTAATGCGTTTAATATTTCTCTTGGATTTTCAACACCAACAAAATCACTCAGGTTTAAGCCTTTTAATCCATTTTTATTCAAAACCTTGTTGATGGCATTGACTGTTTCTTCCCATCCCTCAGTTGCTGATTTTATTGCATCAGCATGAGAAGCACCTTCTTTTGTAAGTTCTTTGTAGATAGAACGAACTTTTTCGATGGTTGAAAGTTCGTCTTTTAATGCCTTAGAAAGTTCTGTTTCTGCTGCTTTTGCCGCTTTCCTTGCTGCTGCATTCGCTTTTTTATCAAGTTGTTCAAGGTCTGCACCTGCGTTTTTAGCAAGAATCCTTGCGTTTTCGTAAGCCTTTTTTGCAGCATCTACAGCATCTTGAGAACCAGTGCCAACGGCAAGTTTCCTTTGCTGTACCTCAACCTCTTCTTTAGCGTCTTTTGCCGCTTGAAGCATACGTTTAGCGTAAGAAATTTCTGTGTCGTTTGTTTGAAAATTGATTGGTATCGTTATGCCATTTTTTGCAGCCCATTCCTGTTGCTTTTTTTGCCAATCCTTTAGGTCTTGTTCTGCAACACCCTTTGATTCGTCGGAAATCTCAATCGTAGTACCAAACTTTTCGTTAGCAACTTGTCTTGCAAATTCTTTTTCAAATTGATTCCAATTGTTTAACGACGCTTCTTCGTTTATGGCAGCACTAAGTTTCAATGTTCGCTGCTCTACTGGTATATTGTTTATGTCAATTCTTTTTGCAACACGCTCTACCTGTTGTTCAAATTGATATTGTGCAATTGATGACGAACTGTAGTAGCCTTGAACATCCTTGAGCATATTTTCAAAGACCTGCTTGTTTTTTATGCCAAGTCTGTCAAGTTGTTCACTTTGTTTCTCTGTGAGTTCGTTCATGTTGTCTGTGGAAGAACTAAAGAACGAAAGCGATGGTGTTGTAACTTTTTTACCAACTAACCCAAGTTCTTCGTAAAGACGTACAAGACGCTGTAAGTATTCTATGCGAGATTCATCTTCTTTTTGACCAGAAGTTAGTTCGTTAAGTATTTCGATGTCCCGCTTGCTTGCATTACCTTTATCAACAAGGTCTTGAAGAGCGACAACCACAGTGTTTATCGACTCCGATATGCCAGTGTATGTAGACCTTGCGTTTGCGCCAAACTCATTCATTAACTCGTTGAATTTTGTTCCAGCCGCCGCTTCGGAAAATTCTTGCGAGAAATTAAGATAATTGTCTATTATATCTTTAACCTCTTTAAGTTTTTGTTTGACATTACCTTCGTTCACCTCCTCAAGTTTAATAGGAATAGTTACACCTAATTCCGTTTGTGCAAGTTCAAGCATGTCACGCAACTTTGTTAATTGCGAGCCAATGCTGTCGGATTTCAAGGCATCCGCATAAAGGTCGGTGATTTCTTTTCTTACACCATCAAATGCTGTTGCGATGTCTTCAAGTTTCTGTTTTAAACCGTCCGTTGAATTGTTGAACAGATAGAAATATGACGCAAGAGTGGCAATCATCGTAACCCATCCTGTAAAAGGAATTGATTTTACTGTAAGACTAAACAAAGCAACTGCGTCCTTTGCGCTTTTTACACCTTTTGCAAGACTGAGCCAAGACGCAACAGCACTACTACCAATAGATGATTTTGTTGTCATTCCAGCAAGCATTGTCGCAACCTTATAAGCACCCAATGCAACAATCAGTGTTGATAAAATCCTGTATATTTCGCGCCAATGTCTAAATATAACAGTCAGCGATTTTATTCCAGTTGTAAGAGTTCCTTGGTTGCTTTTTCCTAATTCGTTAAGCATGTTGTTCCACGCCAACGTAAGGTTTGCAAGACGAACCTTGAGTGTATCAGCCATCTTTGCTTGGAAATCAAAGAATTTTCCTCCTTCGTCTGTCATCTTTGTTACAACTTTCATAACATCGTTGTAGTCGATGGCCTTCTTTTTCATTCGGTCATATACATCGGCGGTGCTAACCATCTTTCCTTCCAGTTCCGAATAATAGTCTGCAAGTTGCTTAACAAGCGGAATACCAGCATTGGCAAACATACGTGCATCGCGTGAGTTTAGATAACCGTATGCCTTAATCTGACCAAGTGCATAAGTCAAACGTTCTACAGGAACACCAACCGCACTTGCCATGTCAGCCAAACGCCTTGTCGTGTCAACAACGTCCTTTGCGGCAATATCATAAGCAGTCAACTGTTTTGCAGCACTTGAAAGTTCAATAAGCGTATACGGAGAAACCAACGACATCTGTGATAACTCATTAAAAATACGAGTGCCACGCGATGCGCTGTCAAGCAAAATGCCAAGCGCTTTTTCGTTCATCTCATATTGCGAACGGACTTCAATAAGATTCTTGATGAACTGCGTACTTGCACCAACTGTAAAATAGAATGCAAGACGATTTTTCATATAGTTCCAAGAACGGCCAAGAGTATTGTTACTCTTAATCATATTTGCATTGCGTTGCAAAACTTCGTCTTGTTGTTTTTTTAGTTCACCTAAAGCCGCATTAATTCTGTCTATATCTGCCTTTTGTTTGTTTATGTCAAGGTTCTGGCGAATGGCTTGCAGTCGTTGCATTTTCTTTGTAATCTCATCAAGCGTTTTTACACGAACATTCAGCGCGTCGTTGACGTTTGAATGAGTACCTTTCGTGTCGTTGAGTTTTTGAGACTGCTTAATAAGCCTATCATACAAAGCCTCCGTACGTTTAAGGTTCTTTTCATCAACAATTGGTTGGTTTTTAAGTTCGTTAATGTATTGCTTAACCTCTTTAATTTTTTCACCAACCTGTTTTAGCCCATCCGCTGGCATTTTTGCAATATTGTCAAACTTAATACCATTTGACTCTATTGTAATCTGCTTTGTTGTCTTTTGAGCGTTTTTTAGTCCGTCATTTAGATTTTCAATAGTAGACATTACACGACGCAACTCTTCATTTCCAGCGTTTGTTTCAATATTAATGCCTTGTGCATACGCTCTAAGCATTTGCACCTTGTAAGAAATGTCGTCGATTGTTTTTTCAGGCAAAGCCAATGCGTTTGCGAGGTTTACTGGACGCGACATTTGCTTTTGAATCTCTTGCATAGCGCGTTGCGTTTCGTGAATGCTTGCAATTAAAACATCCGCGTTTTCACTCTTTCTCTGGCTTGCACCAAGACTTTCGTAGGCTTGTTTTAATTGCTTCAACGTTAGCGATAATGCCCTGTATGATGCGTCTTCAGAATTAGCCAAAGAGACTTCGTTCTCGCGAATACGTAAAACAGCAGCAATAGCAGTACGCAAATCTTCATAATCCGCAAACGACTTGTTTGCAGCTGGTTGTGCTTGTGCTTGTATCTGTCTTCTTTGTTCGGCCTGTGCAATAGAATTAACAGTGTTCGCGATTGCTTTTTGCACCTCAAGTTCAAGATTTAACTCGCCATTAATAGCTTTGTAAGCAAGTAATTGTGCCTCTATGCTCTGGCCGACTATTTGACCTTCTTTTGGGTCACGGATAACAAATGTTCCTTCCTTGTTTAGTATTGTGGCTTCTTTATTCTTTTGCAGCCAATCGTTTGCAATTTTAGCAGCCCTTGCAACTTCCTCGCCATATTTCGCTTCAAGTTCAATCCTTTTTTGCGTGTTTTGCATATCAGCCTGCTCGACAGCATTTATTTGTTGTCGTAGACTCATTTCTGCCTCAAGTTTCGACAAAAGAACACTTATCTGCTGGTTTCCTGTTGCAATCTTATCTGGCGAAAGTATTTGCATACCACGCATTTCTTGTAGAATCCACTGTAAGCGCATCAACTTTGCTGCAATTTCGTCGATGTTGTTTGTAGGCATTTTCAGAGCATCAGCAAATTCTATACGCAACTTTCTATCCTTTGGTGCGTTATATAGTTTATCCCACTTATCGCGCAAACTGTCAATAAGGCTTTTTGCCCTTGCAATTTCGGTTTCGCTTACAATCTTAGTACCCTCAACACCTTTTATAGCATCGCGTATTCTATTTATCTTTGTAATAATTTCACTCTGTGTTCTGTCAGGCAATTTTAATGCATCTGCAAATGCTTGCTTTGTCGGTTTGTCGTTAAACTTTTGTATCTCATTCTTTAACTTATTTATTGCGCGTTCACCATTTGCAATAAGTTCGGGAGAGAAAATATTTAACGGCTTGATGTTGTTAAGGAAAGTTTGTAGGCGTTCCATCTTTGCACGCATTTCATCAACATCGTGCGTTGGCTTTTTCAACAAATCTTCAAACGACTTTTTCAAAGTGTCGTTTTGGTACTTCATTGTTGCTTGCGCATTCTGAACCAAACCCGAAAGCGAGCCATCATACATCTTTGCTCTTTCAAAGTTCATTTCTTGAATGCGCTTTCTCGACTCGTCAAGTTGCTTGTTTGTCTCAATTAATTGCTGTTGTAATCGACCAAGATTGCCAGTTGTGTCATCTGTCGCAACAATTGGCCTGTTGCTTATGTCGTGAACAATCTTATTGATTCTTTCCCATTCGGTTGCAACGTGCTTTAAATCTGCTTGTTCTTTTGAAGTGAGATTTGCCTTTGATTCAAGTTCGCTTCTCGTTTTTGAAAGCGTTGCAAGTTGCGAACGATACGATTCGTCTATTTCTATTTGGCGTGCAACAATTTTGTCTTCGATTGCAGTTCTTTGTGCTTCAAGTTGTTGAACCTTTTGCTGTTCTGTAACGTCAAACTTGGCTGCAAGTTTACTATTTGATTTTGTTATAGCCGTATTAAGGTTGTCAAAGGACATTGCTAATTCGCCAACAACAGTCTTTTGTTCTTTATAAGCCTGCGTTGTTGCTTTAGCCTGCATTTCTTCCTCTTTCTGCTTTGATGTGCGTCTTGAACTACCACCATCAGCCGTTTGTTTTTCAGCATCTGCCAAAGCCTTTGTTGCTGATGTAAGTTGTTGTCTTGTGTCAGAAATGATTTTTTCTTGTGCAACAATCTTTGATTCAACATTCGCTCTTACTTGTGACGCTTGGCTTGCGTTCTTTTCAGCATCGGACTGTTCTTTTGTTGCAGCAGTAATGCGCACCTTGGTCTCTGCAATCTCTTTTTCTTTTGCGGCTATTTGAGAATCGAGTTGAGACCTTTGTGATGATGCGGAAGCAACAGCCTTTTCAGATTCTTCAAGACGCTTGTTAGCAAGAGTAAGATTGTCTGTTTCAAATGTTAGTTTGCCTTGTGCCAATTCTTTTCTCAATGCAAAATCATCAATAGTCTTTTGTTGCATTGTGAGATTATCAAGACCAAAGCGTGTGTCGTAGTGTGTGGTGTATTTCCCGCGAGCCAATGGTGATTCTTGTACCGAAAGGATTAGTTTTTCTGCCTCTTCTCTACTAATCTTGTAGTATTTAGCAAGTTCTTCTGCTGCCCTAACTGCCTGCGAAGTTGATGCAGAACCTTTTTCTGTCTCCATTCCAAGTTTTTGCATAATGGAATACAGCTTGTTAGCAACATCCAATATGTCATGCCCCTGCTTTGATGTTGTATCGCCAAGCCAAAGTGAGTTAAACCTAAGTTTTTTGTCACCACTCTGCATTTGAGACACGACAGATTGCCAATACTTAACTTCGTTTTTTAAGTTTGCGACAGACTCTCTTTGCTTGTCTATTGATGCAGTAGTTTGTTGATTTGTACCAACAAAAGACGACTGTTGGCTCTTCAAGTTAGCCAACTCTTGCTCTTGACGTTGCAACAACTCATTCTCCTTGGAAATAGTGTTTGCCGCGTTTTGCTTTGCCTGTAAAAAAGAATTTTCTTGTTCTTGTGCAGAGCCAAGCACATTTTTTAGCGTTACAAGTTCGTTTTGGTGCTTCTGTAATGATGCGCTTGCGTCATTAACGGACTTTTGGAGTTTTTCAAAGCCAGCCGCACGTTTTGCAGAACCGCCATCTGCTGTTCCACCAGAATCAATCTTAATGTTGCCAAGGTTTTTGACGGCTTGCTCCATACGCTTGACCTCCGACGTAAAGTTGTCTGCCATTGCTTTTGTTTTCGTTGCAACGGTTTCAACAAGTTTGTTAATCGACTTTTCAAGGTCGTCACTGTTAAGCGACGCAGCGATGATTGTTGCTGATGTATCTGCCATACGTTATAGAGTTTAAATTGTTATTCTTTCTTTTTTTTTCTTCTTGCCCTTGTTGACTGGAATTTCGATTTCCTCGCCAGCCTTTAGGTTTTTAGGAACTCCAAGACCACCCATGAACGTTTCAAGTTGCTTGTTGGCCTCGTATGCCTCCTTATACCCGTTCCAAGCCTTTTTGTCCGTACCTTTAAGGTATTTAGTGTGCGTGTTGTCAACCGCCATAAACTGAATCTGCGCTATGCTTAACTTATATAGGTAATCGTCTAATCGGTATTGGGTGAAAGCTCTGAGGAAGTCGCTTGCGTCTGCAATGATAGTGCTTCCATAAACAGTGATGCTGTCTCCTCCGATTTCTTCTTCCGCATCAGAAGTGAATCCGTAAGCGTACTCACCGACTTTTTGAGTAAAAAAAAACCACTCAAATCAATTGACTTTATCGCACCAAGAACAATCGCTGCCCACTGGTTTGTGTCAAATGTGCTATTCATCACCTTGGCTTTCATCATAGCAACCATCTTGTCGTTGCGCGACATCACGTCATCTACATCCTCGTAAGAATGTATGTCATCTGGCGTAAACCTGTGATTACACAACACGATTGCCATTATTTCACACATCGCATCCAAATCGGTACACAAGGCAGTTATAATCTTTTGGTCGGTATCTAACGTTTCATCTGCCTTGCGCATATCCATAACAAGCCTACAAATGCGATACAAGGAATAGTAGCGCATATTCTTAACTACATATTCCTTTTCGCCCAACAAAACCAATGATGGACTATCATTGATGATGTCTACAATGTCGCGCTTTATTTCTATGGAAAAGTCAGGCATTCCATTTTCAACCTTTACATCTTCTTCTTTCTTTTTTCTTGCCATATTCGTGAACGTTTTTGTTTTTGTCATCGTGAAACTAAAAAGGGAAGCGTCACAGGGGACACCCCTATAAACGCTCCCCCACGTTCACGAAAACAAAAGAATTTGTTTTTTAGGCTGTCTTGTCGCCAATAATCTTGTACATGTGGTCTACGTTAGGAGTAACGGTAGTGTCAGTGTACACAAGTGCGGTGATGGTTACGCTGTAGTTCAAAGCACCGTCTGCATCCTTCTTCAAAGTGCCAACGGTAAGACCTTTGTAGATGTACAGCTTACCAAAGCCACGACCGAAAGAAAGCTCCCAAGAATGCTCAGAAGTGTAAGCACTCGGCGCACCTTCGTAAACCTCTTCTGCCGTAGTAGTTCCAGCCGTATGAGAACCGCCGAACAAGGGCTGAAGTTCATCAAGGCCGTAGTTGGCAAGCTCAAACGTCATCGTAACAGGATTACCCTGATAGAAGATGTCGAACGGAGCGTCATAGAACTCGGCCTCAATCTCGGTTGATTCAGGCTCGTCCTGTGCGATTGTAAGACCACGAAGAACACCCATAAGTTGAGTGGTTGCCTCACCACCAACATTGCCGTATTTCAGACCAATCGGCTTCAAAGTTGTTTTCTTTGACATAATTTTTACCCTTTCTTAAATTAGTTGTTTATACTTTTAAATTTGTTACTCTTGATTGTTTGCTACAACAACGAAAGACTTTACAAAGACATTGTACTGATTGCCCTTATTCGTATCTTCGTCGTCATCCATAGATAAGATTCCGTCTTCTTGAACGAAATACGGGCTGTCGTTTTGAGGATTCTGTACGAGAGTTCTTATAACGGCATTTATGCCGTCTTCAAACTCCGCATACCTTTCGGCATCCAAGCGTCCACGCTTCTTCTGAGGAACATAAGCGGTAACATAGCAGCGAACCCAACCAAATGTATCAAGACCAAACTCCGACTCGTCGTTTATGCCGCCAACTTGAATGACAATGAAACCATTCTTGGTGTCATCTTCCGTGTTTTCAGTTGGCACACGCATTGAATAGACGTTTGGAGTAACACCCTCAAACATCGGCTTTAAGAACTCGTATATCGCTATTCTCGATTCGCTGAACATAATCCATTACCTTTCTTTACCAATCTTTACAACGCCAACACGGTTTTTAAGCTTCTTCTTCCATTTCTGGCTCTTGTATATGTATTTTGGCACATACACTGTGAGGTGCGTCTTTGCTGGCTTTAACTCTATACGAACATCGTCATAAATATGTGTCATTACTTGAAACTGCATACGCTTACCGGTAGATACGTGTGTAAAGCCGCTTTCCCAATATCCCCAATATGGTGCAAGAACTGCAAAAAATACTGTCCATTTGCCAGATTTACCTTTGACATTGTTAATGTACTCTTCTGCAAGTCTTCTACCTATCACAAGTTCTCTGTCATTGATGAAATATTCATGCAAATAAGAGTTTGTGCCTCCGTGAATACCTTTTCCTCGTTCTTGTCCATATCTGTTGGTATAAGTGTGAAGTGTGGCTTGGCGGTAGAACCCGCTATCTTTCAAATCTCCATTGTAGGTCACACCCCAACAAAGAGAATTAAGAAGATGCCCAGTCCTATCCTTGCCGCCTTTTTCCATCATTTCACCAAGCTTTACAATTTCTTTTTTAGCATACTCAATAAGCCTGTTGGTCTGCTCGGCAGAAAGATTCTTCATCATCTCTGCTGCAAGCTTCTTTGTGTCGAATATAACCTTAGACTCCTTCATATACTAATCCCAACTCTTGCGTGTCACATAGATACTAACACCACCAATCTGCGAAGGCTCTGCATTTTCAACAACAAACCTTAATGGCTCGCCGTATCTTACAAGGGATATTTCATCTCCGCTCCTTGGGATAATATAACTACCATCGCCATTTTGTGTAAGCGGTATTGAAATGATATAAGATGATGTCTGGAGAACACGCCCCTCGTCATCCGTAACCATGTGTTCATCCATCACACCCTCGTAGAGAAGTATTTCCCTATCATCCTCATCACCGTGCCCCTCAATCAAGCGGGTTATAGTGCCTTGGTATGGGTATTCAAGAATCTCGTCCCTTGTCATAGCCTGTCAACGTCTTCAATCGGTATGAACCTAATCTTCTTCTGTATGCCTTCTAATATCTCAGCCTTATCGTCATCGTATAGTTTGTACATACGTATTGCATACTTGATTTTCTCATCTTGGTAAAAGTCCTGTTCAGAGCCAATGGTTTTTTGATAGCCATTGTGCGACTGTTGCAATGACGAGGTATTAGACGGACTTAAAAGCACGGCTGCAAATATGATGTCTGCCGTCATCAGTTCCCTGTCACGTTTCGTCACATTCTCGCCATAGGCATCATCCTCTGGGTCAACACCCCTTTCTAATGCTATCTTGACAAAATTCTGCTCGTCAAAACGAGTGTATGTCGTGGATGCTTTAAGCCATTCTAATACCGTCATTGCTTCACTAACTAAACAAAACTAATAACTATGAAAAAAACTATACTACGTTGTTCTTGTAATGTCAACTATTACGTGATACTGAGACTCGTCAAGCACAGTGGCGTAACGTCCGATAACGTCCGTGTGGTAAGCCTTGAGCATACCATTGGGAACGGTCTTGTTGATGACGTTAAGGAAGCCCTGTACCTTTGCCAGCGAGAACTCAATGTTCTTGTTCACCTCGCCACTACGCATCAGCTCAACGTCGGCAACCTGTGCATGCACAAGTACACCAGCATAGCCAAGAGGACGCAACACAACTACGTTAGGATTCCAACCCTTCACGGTGTGGTAGGTGGTGATACCTTGAACCGTCTGCTGCTCACGCACAATACGGATAGGCGAAATCTTAGAGATAGCTGAACGGCTATATGCAACCAACTGCTCGTAGGTGATGGTGTCTACGGTGGTCGTAGAAGAGCCACTGTTGACGATGATTACCTTGTCTGGAGCATACAGTGCAATATAACGGTTCACCTCCTTAATGAAGGCAGCATTCTTCAACAGAATGTTTACAACGGTGTCCCAAGGAATATCCCACTCGAACGGTGTGTTTTCAGGAATGTTGTTTGCTTCCTTGAAGTCAAACTCAATCTGACGCATCTGTTCGGGGATGTCTGCGTCGGCAGCAGACCAAACCTTGGTGATAGCGTGCTTGTAGTTTGCGGCAGGAATGTAGGGCGACTGATATACCTGAACACCGCTAAAGCCCTGTGTAGTGCCAGTGCCGCCACCAACCTTGGGCAGAGCAATCATGTTACCATACTCACCACCACGAGAAAGTGTCATAGCAGCCATGTTGGAAACACGCAGGTTGTGCGTCTTAACCAAGTCTGCAACACCACGCACATAACCCTCTACCAAAGACTGGTCTGAGCCAAGTTCACGAAGACGTGCCTGCAACTCCAACTTTGACATTGATGTCTCAAACAGTCCCTTACCATACTGGTAGATAGAGCCAGTCTTCTCGGTGAATCCTTCAGCATCGAGCTGCATGGTCTCAGACAGCGGAGCCATTGCATCAGCCATAGGAACGGTGCGGTTAATCTTCTGGCGAACAGTCCAAGCAGGGTTCTTTTTCAAATCAGCGATGTCAATTTGATATTCATTACCCTCTACGCGGAAATGCTCTTGCCAGAAGAAAGCATTCTCGTCAATCTCAATAGTGTTGTCGATAAGCGTCTGCAAGAAACCCTGATTGGTTCCGTCGAGCAGACCGTGCTTATACAGTTTTTCGATAGCCTCATCAGGAGACCATTGCCATTTTAATGCGTTTGCCATAATCTAATCCTCCTTTCTTTAAATCCAGAAAATTCCGTCAATCAGCGAGCGGTTGTTAGCAAGCACATAAGCGGGCAGCGGCTGCATGCGGGCAATCCAAGCCTGCTTGTTGTAGACAGTGCTGATAGAGTAGTTAGCTTGACCAGTAATACCAAAGCCTTCGGTGGGCATCAGGTCGCGGTCAGCCTCAATGAACGTGTTGGGCTTTGGAACAAGAACGGTAGCACTTGCGCTTGCCTCGTCACCAACAGCTTCGACAAGGATGTCTCCAGCCGAAAGCGAACCGAGTGCAACACTTAGCGTGACAGCAAACTGCTCGTTAGTCTCGTCATAAACCACGTTTGTCACAACCGCTGACTGTCCTGTGCCAGTAGCAGCAGAAGGGGCTTTCATAATCAGCATTCCAACTTCGGGAGCATCACCATAACCATCACCATTGATATATATGGTGGTGTCTGTTGCAGCAGAAGTAGCGGTCTTTACACCAAAAGAGCGGAAGATAAGACAACCTTGCGCTGGTGTGTACTGTACCAGTTGTGCTGCATAAAGATGGTCGAAGCCCTTCTTTGGATTAAGGATAGTGCCGCCAAGCAACACGTTTCCACGCTGTTCGCCGTTAGAATCCTTAACCCAAACCCACTTGCCGCCGCGTGTCTTTTGCGACGTTTCGTAGAAATAAGCTAAATTCGTTACCATAATCTTTAATTCTTAATTATTAAAAGTTCAACATACTTTTACTTTTTTAATGGACTCTATGAACTCTTGCTCCTGTTTCTGTGTCTGTTTAGGCGCGAGAGGCTTGATGTCGCCAATCGAATCCTTAAAAATGTCTTGGAAGCGCGTAGTCAATTTCTTTGCCTGTTCCTCGTCCGTTTCATCCAGGCTGACTGCAAAATCCGTTGCGTAGTTTTCAAACGACTTATGCAAGTCTTCCCGAATGCCTTTTTTTGCCAGAGCCAAAACCGCTTTGTACTTTTCTTGTTTGCGTTGTGCATCCTTGAACTTTTCCAATTCGTCAAGCTTGTCTTGTAATTCTTTAGGAATCTCGACTTGTTTTTCGACTTTTGGTTTTTTTTCCAGCTTTTTGTTTAACTCGTCAATCTGACGCTTAAATTCGTTCTCTTTTTCCTCAAACGCTTTCTGCTTTGCGGTTACGCCTTTAGATGTTGCACTAAATGCTGTGTCAAGATTGAACTTCAAATCAGCAAACATTGTTTCATCATCAGCATCAGTTTCTGGATATTTCTTGGAAAAGAAATCCGCGAACTTGTCTTTAAAATCGTCAGTTAGAGTTTCGTTTGTGTACGCTTTCTCCGTACAATACTCGTTTGCTTTCTGCAAAACTTCTTCTTTGGTCATGATAGTTTTCTCCTATTTTAACATTAAAAACATAAATTGTTTGTGCAAAAATAACAACGAGGTAAAGTTGTTGGAAATTATTATAGCATACTTTTCGCTTACAAGATATAAAAAACAACAAACATTCTTTTGTGGTTTATTAAAACACATCGAAACGATGTGTATATTTGCAACAAGAAATCTTTTTAAACATTACATCATGGCAAGAAAACGCAATGACATAGTATTATCTCCATTGGAAGATGGCAATCAGAAATATGCCATTCGTTCCAATGCGGATTTTGTTGTTCTTGCTGGCCCGACTGGTAGCGGCAAGACGTATGCCCTATACTATGCTCCTATTGAATATCTTGCCATGAACGACAATGCAAAGATTGTGTGCTTTATGCGTAACGTGTCTGATTTCTGGGGTGCTGGAAAGGTTAGTGATACAGTAAAGTCTATGTACCCGTTGGTTGACCGTTCTGTCAAACGCCAGCCGCACGACCCGATAGGCGAGATTATACGCAAACAGGAGGATATGGGCATGAAGCTATACAACGGTAGTGAATTAAAGTTCCAGCAGCTTGATAACGAAAACCCGATAGTCCTTGACAAGATTGCAAAAGGCTTGCAGGCAAAGAAGCTTATATTTGACGAAGCAAATAAGTTTGCTTGGCGAACCATAACCACGTTTATGCCACGTCTACGTTCTGATTCCGCTGGCAAGGCTCAGATATTCCTTGCACAGAACCCAGAGCGCGAGTGCCCGCTACGTAAGATTTGTGGAAAAGGCGAACACGGCGGCGGTTGGATAAATGACGACGGGACGGTGGACGCATCTATGGATGGAGTCGTTATGTTCTTCTATATGCACGAAGGTGATATGGACAAGATGTATTGGGGACGTACCAAGCGTGAAGTCTATGAGAAATGCAAAGACCTTATAGATATGCGCATGGAGCAAGACCCAGATATGACATACGGGGATTTCATTCTTTCTATGGTGTTCTTCACATTCGACATACGCGACAACAAGAAGATGCTTGCAAAGAACAAATCTTATCGTGGTATGACTGCAAACTCTGCAACGGCAGCATCATCATACGCAAACAACTGGAACTATTCGATTACGGATGAACAGAGTAATACGGATGATTTGCTGAACGTTGAAATTACCACAACAGATGTTGAACGTATGTTTAGACCGTCACAAGTCCCAACAGAAAGCCAATTATTAAAGCGTAGAATGACGATGGATATGGCTACAACGGGGTTTGACAACCTTGTTTTCAAGTATTGGGAGTTATGGTCACACTACGGATGGATATGCCGTGATTACAAATACTGCACAAACAATAACAACCGAGAGGCTGTTATTATGGCTGTTGATTTCCGAGACAAGCATAACCTGCAAGAAAAGGAGATGGTTATTGATGTGCAAGGATTTGGATTCCTGCAAGACTGCTTCCCAAGGGCAACGCTTGTAAGTGGTGCAAAAGCACCTACGGAAAGAAGCAAGGCTCAGTTCAGAGCATTCAAGGACGAAATGGCGCATGTCGCAATGGAAATGATTCAAAGCGGACTTATACACTACGAGCCAAACCTTGCAAATGCAAGATACAATCATAAGAATATGAAACGTGATGGAGGTACAACACTGATGAAACACATGGTGTTTGAAAGCCGTATCTTCCAGTTTCAAAAGACACCTAACGGGCGCATCGAAATGATGCCAAAGGAAAAGATGAAAACCATCCTAAAGGGGATGTCGCCTGACCTTTTTGACAATGTGATACTTTTGTGTGGCGGAACTATATATGATTGTTATAGGATGTTGCGTGACGATGCTGGCATTATACGCAAGAAAATGCAAGCAGAGGATATGCTTACGCTACTTAATGTAAACGGCGAGGACTTTGTAGACACAAGAATACAAAGACCGAGGAAAATAAGAAATGCAAGTGAAATTTTAAATGTTTTATCAACGATATGATTAGAGAACACAACATCAGATGGTTTATGGAAGACCCCACACGGTTAACGCTTATGAAGCCGTTTACAAGGGGTGGTGGTATGAATCAGCATGGATATGAGGGGCATGAAGTGCTTAATAATACTTTGCTTGACACAGGTTTTGCAAACTTGAACATGAAACCTATTTCGCAAGATACATATATTACCGAATACCGTCCAGACCTACACCACATTATTCTTAACGAGACAATACCGCATATAACAGTAAGAATAAACGGAACAGAACTTCCGTCAAACCTTATCAATATTACACAGACATGTTCTTTCCAGAAATTGATACACTCCGCACACGTTCGTAATCTTACGGCAAATCCGTTGGAGTTTAATCTTTGCAACCAAGAGCCTGATGAAACCGAAACAAAGGCATTTAGCGAGGTTAAGCAGGAGTGGCTTTGGCGTGACTGCGAATGGAACAAATATATGTCTATCAATATCTGCAAACAGCTTGGTAATTGCGGTACATTATTCTGGTACGACAAGTCGTTAGAAAAATACGGAATCACAAACTATTCATACGAGGATGGCTATCAGATTGTCCCAAACTACGACGAGTACGGAATAGAAATAGCACGCTCTTTGGTCTACGAGGTTGACGGAAATGTGGTAATTGACACATACGATTCAAAGAATCATTACCACATAACAAAAGGCTTGGAAAGCAATTGGGAAATAGAGGTTGAGCGTCATGGATTCTCTCGCTGCCCACTGCTACATAAGCGTGGTAAGGTAGCTTGGGAATATGCTGAATCGTCTTGCGAGATGTGGGAGCTGATGGCAAATATACAAGCTATTGCGTTAAAACGATTTGGAACGTTTGCACTTGTGTTTACTGGTGATATGGATGCCGATTCGTTTAAGCGCGATTCAAGTACGCTTATCATCAATCTTTCAAGCGACACAAGTAATGGGAAGCAAGACGCACGGGTGTTGGAATTTCCAGAGCCACAAACAATGGATGGCTATTTGAAAACGCTTGAAGAAAAAATATCGCTGTTCAGTTCTACATCGTTTATCACACCGAAAGATATTACGACATCGAATAGTGGTGGTAATGGTATTGCACTTGCAATGTCTAATGACTATGCGCTTGCAACGCAATCGGCTATAGACTGGCAGCGGTTTATGAATGATATGGTGTACTTGCACCAAGAAGGACTTGACCTTGAACTTAACAACGGCGAGGCAAAATACGCTAAGTTGAAGATTGGCGCAAAGATTATTCCTTGGTCACTTGAAACAAACAATACCAAGATTCTTAACTTGCAGATGGAATCACAGTGGCTTTCTACACGTACAATCATTGAACGTTCACCTGACCGTGCTCCAGATGAGGAACAGCGCATCATTAAAGAACGTGGCTCACTTATACCAGCAGGCCAAGGCGCAAGTGTAAGTCAGGAAAAGGCTGCAAACATCGTTCGCAATAATAGTAATGAAATTATAGACAACAGAGCAAAAACAGGATTAGAAGCGTAATGGAAGTTTTGGATATTTACACGTTTATAAGCACGTTTTTAACGATAATATGCGGCGGCGGTTGGTTTGTCAACTGGCGTGCCAAGAAACGAAAGGAAAGCGCAGAGGCTCGTCAGACTGAACTTAATGCTACTATAACAGAGCAAGATATGTACCAAGAAATGATAAAAGATGTTGAAGACCACAATGAAAGGCTTCGGCGTTTTAATGCTGAAATAAGCGAAGAATGCGAGGCTTTAAGAAAGCGTGTTTCTGAAAACGAGAATAAGCTAAGAGAACAAGATGACAAGATACGCGAACAAGAAAACAAACTGCGAGCGCAAGAAAGTAAGATAGAATCTCTTGAACACAGACTTGAGCTTATGACAGAAATGATGTGCGGAAAAGGGAACTGTCAGCAGCGCACCAAAGTTTTTTTAAGCCCTATTGACGACGATAGTTTTACACCAAGAATGGATAAATAAAAGCATGACACTTATGATGATTTCGCAAAAAGGAATAGACCTTATCAAAGGTTTTGAGGGTTGCAAGTTATATGCCTATCGTGATTCCGTTGGTGTTGCCACAATTGGCTACGGGCATACCAAAGGCGTTAAAATGGGTATGAGTATTACACTGCAACAGGCAGAAACGTTCCTGAAAGAAGATATAGTGCCCGTAGAGCGCGTTTTGAATGGTATGGGCATAAACTATACGCAAAACCAATTTGATGCGCTTACATCGTGGATTTTTAATCTTGGGGAAGGTAACTTTAAGAAATCAACAATGTATAAATATATAGTGTCAAAAAAAGACGACGTTGCTATTACTGACCAAATGATTAAGTGGCACAATGCTGGCGGCAAACCTTTGCTTGGGTTAAAAAAACGTCGTGTCGAGGAGGCAAACATGTTTCTTGGGAAGAATAAGTATTACGTAGACACGTTGGGCAACATCAAAAAAAGATAGGTTATGAAAAATATATTATACGCTATATTTGCAATCCTGTTGATGTGTTCTTGTGCCACACATACAAAGGTGGAATATCGCGACCGCGACATTCATCATTACAATACAATTATACAACATGATACCTTGCGAGAAAACACCCATGATAGCATATATGTAGAAATACAAACGCATGGTGATACTGTTTATAAGACAAAGTACGTAGAACATACGAGATGGCGAGATAAGATTGTGGAAACGCACGACACATGCTGGCAAGACAGTATTGTGACAGAATACAAGGAAACCACAAAGGAAGTTGTTAAATTTCCAAAAACTTATTGGTGGTTTCTTGTTATATCAATAATTAGTATTATATTTGCAATCATAAAGTTGATGCGATGGATAATAGTTCATTAGGGAGAAACCAAGTGTTTCAAATTAAGAATGACGATGGAACGCCGTTTGAGAACCTTGTATTACACAAGGCTACTTATGACAGCGTTGTGATGTCTCTTGGCGACAAGATAACTGGCGATGTGTACTACAAAGACAATTCGCTACAGGTTACTATGAAAGAATACATCGAGTTCAAGATGAATCCTGATGACTTGAACGAAGAACCTGTAAGGTATACATTGGTCAACCCACCGACGATTGTCCGCGAGGGTATGGTAAAAGACAGTGGCGATACAAAAGGTATGACCAAGTATTCGTTTACGTTCTACCATCCTATGTGCCAATTGGGTAATTTCCCGTTCTGTGATGTAGCCGTAAATCAAGGCCAACAAAGATACTTATCCGAAAACAAGACATTCTCTTGGATGGGAAATCTTGTAGACTACGTAGCAAAAATAAACAAAAACTTGAATGCTACAGAATGGGTGTGCGAGATAGGCAACACTGTGCCGCAAGAAACCATTAGTAAGCTAAGTGACGTAATGTCATTTGATAACCAGACTATTGCAGATGCGATAAAAACTGGCTACGACACATGGAAAGTCCCATACATTGTAGACACGATTGCAAGTACTGATGCAAGATATTCATCAGGTAAGCGTTTCTTGATAAGATTTGGACTTCCTTCGCAAGAAATACTTGATGAAAACGACCATCCGTTTGTATTCCAAATGGGGCAGGGTGTTGGATTAAAGAATAATTCAAGGACACCAAAGAATAATAAAATCATTACACGTATTGCTGGCTACGGAAGTGAAAACAATATTCCGTATGGCTATCCGCAAATTGAATGGTACGGCAATCCCGATTGGGAATACACAGAATACGAAGATGAAGACTTTTTCGTTATTGAAAATGGCGTAATACAGAACAGGCCAACAGCGAACGCATATCCTTTGTATATGGGCATTGTTGGTGGTCGCTACGTCAAGCTTATCAAGCATCCGTTTACACGAAGCCATCTGATGCCAAGCATATACAGCGAGACATTGTTTAACAAGGTAAGTCCGTATCTTGAAGATGGTACACGAAACCCGAATTACGACCAAAGCATTGAACTTAAAGATTACTACGATGCAATTAATGACGGAACACATGTCTACCCAAACCCGATAAACCCAAATTCCCCTTCTTATGATATACATGAGTTTGAGGACATAAAGCCCGAATTAGGAGAGGCTGCTTTGGCGGTCGTTAGTGCATACGATGACAAGAATGCTAATGCAGTGTCGTTAGATGGTGCGTTAGCATTACTGAAAGACTACTATACAGAATCAGCAAATGAAACAGAGAAGTCTCAGTTAAGCCGAATAATTTCAATATTACCTACAGCTGTTCAAGACGGAAGCACAGCAACAGAGGGCACATATTCCTACGACTGGTCTCTCAAAAGCGATTCATACTACGCATGGGTGCAATATACGTCAAGCATTCTCAATTTTTCTTGTACCGTATTGCGTGCTGCACAGCCACCAGTTCCAGATTGGGATGACACAATGGATGACGACGGGAAATATAATCAAAGCTACTTTAAGGTAACACTTCCTCGTCTTTCGTTTGATTTATACGCATGTGCCGCCATAACACAAGAAATGTCTGTTAACATGCGTAGCGGTGCTTGTATAGGTTGTACATTCCCTATTATGGTTAATTGGGACGACTACAAGAAGAATTTCTATGATGCTGATGGAAACTTTGACCCCGTGATTGGCGAAGGACACCCTCGTAACGCCGACAAGTACCCAAATAGCGCAACAGGGCAAATAACCGTTATTCTACAAAAAGACAACAATACATTTGGCACATTAATGCCAAATAAATACCAACACCCGCAAGTAAACGACAGATTCGTTTTTCTTGGCATATCCCTGCCGACAAGCTATATATCTAATGCTGAATCACGTCTTGACGACCAAATGGTTCAGTACATGGCCGACAATAACAAGCACTATTTTGAATATCCGTTAAAGTTTGACGAGCACTTCTTGGCAACGAATACAGACATCTTAGCACAAATGAAGTGCAATACGATTGTTCGGTTTAGATATAACACTGAAACCATCCCTTTATACATTAAGCAAATATCCGTCAAGTTCGGACAAGCACCATTGCCTCAATACGACATAACACTTACGGACGATATTCAGGTGGTGCTTAATTCTATTGGCAAAGCTATTGAAACGTTCCGTACCATTGTAGATGGTATCAATAACGACATTGACATAGATTCTTTGTTTGCACAATTTGACGAAAGGTATCTTAGCAAATTGAATGACGACACAGCAGCGGGCTTTGTTAGGTTGTTACGCGGGCTGCAAGTAGGAGAGCGTTTTGTTACTGGATTACTTGGCGAAGGTGGTATTTTCAGAATAGAATCCGATGGCACGACATATCTTGAAGTAGACAAGATGTATGTGCGAATGAAGGCTTCTTTCGACACAGTTGAACTTCGTCGTTTTACACACTCTAACGGAAATCGTATAGCCTCACTTGCGGGCGTTAAATGTTCTCGCGTTGAATACATAGATGCTAATGGAGATGTAACAGAGGACTCTTCAATGGCAACAAAGTTCCGCTGTTATTTTCGTGCAAACGACAATGGAGAAACAGTTACGAACGACTTTGTAGTAGGTGATTTGGCATTTTGCAAAGAAACCAATGCTGATGTTTCGTCTGGAGTTCAGCAGCATGGATATTGGCGTGCTGTTGTCGGTAAGAACGCAACAATTACGAGCAACGGCGAAGCGTGGATAGACCTTTCAGCAAATGATTGCCTTCAAGGTTCTGACATACCGCTTGCGCAAGATGATATTGTTCAGCTTGGAAATAAAACTGACACGACGCGCCAAGGTGCTATTATCGAATATGTAGGTGGTGCTGATGCTCCATCGTATCAGATATACCAGAACATTAATACCTATAGCCTTGAAAACAAGAACTACGTGGCTATGGGCTACAATTCTTCTACTGGCCGTGCATATCTCAATGTGTATGGTGATTTTAGATTTGGCTCTAAAGACGACAATGGCTCTTACCTGTCTTACAACCCACAAACTGGCGTATTGAACGTAAAGGCTGTTATTAATGCTCAGAGTACTATTGGCAACCAATCTATTGATGAATATATCAAAGGACACCAAAACAACTATGATGATAGTTGGATTCAGCCAGCATTGGACGATATTCAGTCACAGATAGATGGTGAGCTTGACACATGGTACTATGAAGGTGTGCCGACACTGAACAATCTTCCAGCAAGCCAATGGACTACTAATGACTTAAAGAAGGAACATGTAGGCGACTTGTACTACGACAAAAACACTGGATATGCGTATAGGTTTGTATATGACACATCCGTCGAGCCAAACGTGTTTAAATGGACACAAATACATGACGATGCTATTTCTGAGGCATTAAAAATTGCTGGTAACGCACAGCAAACAGCCGACAACAAGCGCAGGGTGTTTATATGCGATGCACAACACCAAACACCAACACCCCCTTATGACGATGGCGACCTTTGGGTAAATGTAAAATATCCTTGGGCTACAGGCGCAACATACAATGGCGATATATTGAAATGTATTAATGCCGTAGCGAGTGATGGCCGTTTTAATATAAATCATTGGACTAAAGCATCAGATTACACAGACGACACCACCGTTAATGCCATTATTGCCAAATACGGAGAGATATTAAATATACAAGCAACGTCGCAAAATGTAGGCGAATCCCTTGGTTATTTGCGCAAAGTATTAAGCACAGGTTCTACAAGCATAGATGGAGGGCTTGTCTTGACAAACATTATCTACATGAAAGATACTACGCAATCACCATCCATTTGGGCTGGAATAAGCGGTAATTACATGTCTAATGAAACAGGAACGGGATATAAAGGGCATGGTACTGCTGCTTGGTATGGCGGTGGCGTAAACAATGGCATACCCATTGACCACGAAGTTTCTGCATCGTTGGCAAACTATGCAAAGACGCTGTTTAGATTTGATGGCTCTGGATATGTTGCAGGAGGAAACCTTTCTTGGGATAACCAAGGAAAATTGACGATTAAACAGGTGTATTGGGGTAATGAAGATTTAACAAATTTCTTTAACTCGTTTTCTATAGGTACTGAGGTTGTCGAAAGTGAAACCCGTGTAGTGATTACGCCGAAAGGAAACGTGACGCTGATGAATGTAAAAGAGAACGGCCTTGTTATTGGCGGTTCGCTCACATACGACTCAAACGGAAACGTCACGGGTGTAAATGCGGGTACAAACGGCGAGAAATATGCAGCCACAAGAGGATGGGTTGCACAGAACTACATAAGTATAGCATATTTTAACAGACTATTCCAAGCTTACAAGTCGTCAACGATTTCTGATGGAAACAAAGTAATACCAAATGACGTTCAGACAGCCATCAATAACTTGAAAATAATGGTTGGTGCATGGACGGAACAATACCTTTCCGTACTTGGGCAAAACAATACAGGTGGTGGTGGTATTACACTAAACGAGCCGTTGCAAAGCATAAACAATGCACAACTTGATGCTCATCCGCAAACAAGCGGACAAACAATTGTTTGGAATGGTTCTGCTTGGGTTTACGGTACTGCTGGCGGCAGTGGAACGGTTACTGCGGTAAAGGTGGGTACGACTACTTATAATCCGTCAAACGGTGTAGTGTCATTGCCTGCATATTTACCTTTGTCTGGCGGCACGTTAACAGGTGGTGTCACTTTTGCAAGTAACACATTGAATACGTTTGGCAGTAATTTTAAGGTTGGCGACATTAACGTTGGTGGTACGCTTGGATTAAAAGGCGTAAACAATCAAACGTCTCTTGCGTTTGTTAACCAAAACAATAATTATTACGTTAAACTTGTTTCGCCAGTTGTCGCAGAAAATAAGACGGTTAATTTGCCGTCCACATCAGGAACAATTGCGTTAACATCACAGATACCAACATCACTTCCCGCAAGCGACGTTTACGCTTGGGCAAAAGCGCCTACAAAGCCTACGTATGACTTGGATGAAGTTGGCGATGGCAGTACAAGAAAACTGTCAGACTATCAGCTTAAAGTCCTACAACAAGGCAATGTAAATCAGCCAGTATATGTTTCTTCTAATGGAACATTTGCTGTTGCAAACGCTTACCCGACAAGACTTCCTGCTTCTGATGTCTATGATTGGGCTAAAGCCGAGAATAAGCCGACATACAATTTAGACGAAATATCAGATGGTAGTACAAGAAAACTTGCAAACTACCTTCCTTTGTCTGGTGGTACGATGTCAAACACGAATCTTGTGACTAATTTAAACGCCGACTTGCTTGACGGTCAGCACGGTTCTGCATACGCATTAAAAACAGATAATGTTGCATCAGCAACTAAGCTACAGACGGCACGCACAATATGGGGACAGTCGTTTGACGGCAGCGCGAATGTAAATGAAACTTTCTATTTCACAAACGGCGACGCCACCATGAAAATATATGGTGTAACGTCAACACAGGCTTCATTCGGGGATGAACGTGTAGCCATACAAACGTCGTTTGACAGCCAAGACCCGTTGACGTCTACCCATCCTACCAGCTACCCGCAACGTGCAGCATTGTTATTACAGCCAAGGGGCGGCTATGTCGGCATCGGCACAACATCACCCTCCTACAAGCTCCACGTTAACGGTAGTATTTCATCAAATTACTTTAGGCTTATAGATGGTTCAACCAACCCTTACTTGCAATTCATTGGTGGAAACACAAATTGGTATTTGCAATATTATCAAAGTGCTATACATCTTGGCACAAGCATTGCGTCTGGCATTGCAGTAAATTCTTCTGGCAACGTCGGCATAGGCACAGCATCGCCCTCCTATAAGCTCCATGTTAACGGAACTTTCTACGCAAGTGGTGACAGTTCCATCGGGGGAACTTTACTTGTTGGAGACAACACGGTCTGGCATGCAGGCAACGACGGTTCAGGCAGCGGACTTGATGCAGATTTGCTTGATGGCCAGCATGGTTCGGCTTATTTGTTAAAGAGTGGAGGAGTGATGACAGGCAATATATCTTTTGCAGGTTCAGGCTCCACTTATCCGATTATAAAGTTTAAGAGTTCCTCAGATGCTTACGGTCAGGGTATCTACATTGGTGGTGGTGGATTAACAGTTATAGGAGGCGGCGAAAGTAGCGACGTGATTGCAGCGCAATACGACGGTTCAAACGAAGTCATGGCCATAGGAAATGATAATGGTGTAGAAATCTACACAAACCTGCAAACGGGATGGAATGACAGGCATTCGTTTGTGTTTCATACAGACGGCACGTTAACAATGGATGGAGGACAGTCAAAAGCGTTTCTTCTGACGGTAAAGAATGGTACGGGAATGTCAAATTATTGGCGTAAGCTTGGTACTTTTGTTACTTACGGAAACGCAAACAATATTGTTATCAACATATATTCAGGTAACGGGTATAATGGAAATGCCAACCAAAATTCTTGGGCAAGAATAATTCTAAAAGACGGATGGCAGAGTCCTGTAAGTGTATCAAACTGTATTGGTGTTACATGTGAACGACATGGTTACAACAACACCATACAAGTGCGCATTAATGTAACAAGTAGACCAAGCAACAGTTCTGCAACTGGTGACGTGTGGGTTTTATTGCCGTGGGATTATGCCAATGGTAGTTATACTGTAGAAGGAAGATATTTGTCATGGACGCATAATACAGCAAGCGATAGCGACACTGGAAGCAATACAACAACCACACCTACGCATAACCAAAAAGACGTAATGTATTACGACTATCTTTCTGTTGTTGATGGAAAGGTAAAAATAAACGGCAGCATCGCTTTTAAAGATAGTAGCAACGACTACCAAAACGCAATAACAGTTGACTCCGGCAATAATTTAATATTTGGTGAATGGTGGAATAAATCTGGATATAAGACATTCTTGCGAGGCGAGACACTTACATTCCAGACATCAAGCTCAAACAACACGCAACAAAATCGCGTAACAATTGACAATAATGGTAGGGTAGATGTTTTAAACTATTCAAACGCAAACGGTGGTTTAAAAATTGGAAACGCCATACTGTCATGGGACAGCAACAACAATGCATTAATGGTATCAACAAGTGGCGGTGGCCTTGCTAACTTCTATGCTACTGGTTGCGTAAGTGCGTTAGGTGTAGGCAATATTAATGATGGCATAAGTGGTAATCTAATTCCAAGTGCAAACGGGACATATACACTCGGAAGTGGTGTAAAAGGGTGGCTTGAATTGTATCTTAGCGACTCATATTCATCACTTAACATATACGTTAATAATCATGACGCATACTATCTGTCTTCTGGCCTTCATTATTTCGAAAATCAAATATATGTTGATGATAAAGTAAGCATTAATGGAACTAATCCAAACAGTGATATGCTGTATGTGCGCGGTTCTATGCGCTCAAGTGGCATATCATACGCAAGCAGCCATAGTAATACGTCAGACGTAAGATTAAAAGAAATCATAGGATATGAAGAAGTAAGTATTGAAACAATAGCAAGAGCACCATTGGTAAAGTTCAAATGGATAGATGGAGATAGTAATATACACATCGGCACTATTGCTCAGTATTGGCTTGGAACAGAACTGAACAATGTCGTAGAACAGAACGATTATTTGTCAATGGATTATTCAACGACTGCATTAGCAGGCGTTATAGCTGTTGCACGCAAGGTAATAAGTCATGAGGAACGAATAAAAGCACTTGAAGAAGAAAATGAAAGTCTCAGAAAGGAAATTGAAATATTAAAATCGTAAGATATGAGCTATAGTAAAGGAAGAATAACAGCACCTGTTAGTGTGCATGACGTACAAGTTGCATTGGGCGTTGGTAGCGGTGATGTTGGTACTTTATGCACGCATCAGAATATTAATGTGTGGGCAAGGTACAGGCCAATACCATGTTCTGATGCAGCGAACAATAAGCCGCAATGTATTACACCAGCTCAAAGAATGTCTGAAAGGTATGGGATATTGCCGCCAATAGACATGTTTACCGCAGACGACATATCCGCATTTGAGAGATATGCAAATTCGATTTCCGAAAAAGGCTTGTATTATATAGAGACAAGACATTGGGGCGATTCGCATTTCAAGCGTCTTACAGATTTTTCCAAAGATATATATGCTGGCCAAGCAACAGGAAAAGGCTATGACCACAATGCCCGTCCAGACGACGTAACAGTAACTATCAACAGCGGGCAATCATACGAAGTAGGCACACACCACCTTGCGCCTTTGGTACCTGTAGGACAACGTATTTTGTCAATCCCTTCTGGAAGCACAAATGCAAGATTCATGTTTCCTGTTGACCATACGTGGATGGATGCTTATTATCAATACGTATATGGCACAAGAACTGGCGTATCTGTAGAACAAAATGAGGAATGGCTATCGCCGATTGACTTCATGGGTACAAGCACTTACTCAATCAGCTACGCATCAGTTATAAGAAGAATACTTATATTCAGGTGGGCAGATAGTCAAGACAGAATAGAAGGCGACCAGTATTTCAATCCAAAAGATGCACGTTGGAGGTTTTTTAACTATGCAACTGACAGAATACAATCCAGTTCCTCTGTGTGGAACAACACTGAAAGACCTTTTAGTTCTTACCCACAAGCATGGCTGGATTTGACTGATAGCGAAACAGCGACAAATACTTATTATACAGATGCAACAATGCCTTCTCATAGAATGAAATTGTTGACTGGTAGGTGTTTGTTTATAGACTGTTGGAAGCAGAGTAATTCAAGCGTCAACGTATTCCCGATAATAGGTTATGCTTACGAGGTTACTATAGACAGAACTGGTGCAAGCGTAGACATCGACATATCTGGCGTATTGACGTTTGAGCGTGTTGATGCTTATTATAATGATAGCATTTCTATAATCGGTTATATAAGTTATGAATACATAACACATGTTGGCGAAACTGACGAAGTTATGGATGTTATTTATGATAATTATAGCACACTAACAATAACCGTTGGCGACCAGACGATTAATGTTAGAAACAGTAATTATGAGCAAGCAGTAAGTCATAGCGGAGGAATGGCTATGTTTGAAATAACCATACCCCAATCAATGTCAACGTTTCCGTCTAATGCAACCATGCAGGGAACAAGAAACGGAGCAGCACTGAATCCAAAGGTGATTCCTGTAGAAATAGCTGGATAAATTAATGAATATTTAATGTATAACTTTTAAAAAACAAGTATTATGGGAACTTTAACAATTAAAACAAGAAACCTGTCAACTCAGGCAGATTACGTAAACGAACAAAGTGGTTTGACAATCAATCTAAACTACACGCAGAATGCTCAGACGTATGATGTACTTTCTATCAACGGCACTATTTATAAAACTGCCGACATGTCGTATGCTGGAAGTTTCTCTGGCCAGCCGCAGGGGGGCGAGATGGAGTATAGTATCAGTGGCGTGAAATCTAAGGATATGGCAAAGGTATTTGCCGCCCTGACTGATATTGAGCAACTTATTTCTGGTGAAAACAACGCATAGTAGCAATCATGAAAAAGGTAACAATAACAACAGAGAAAGTGCTTGCTGCATATAATGTTTTAAGTACCGCCAAGTATAACAAACTTGAAGATGCAGACAAGATTAAAGTTTGGAAGATTGCGCGTGCCTTAAAGCCTATTGCAACAAAGTTTGACGACGATTCAAAGGACGCTGCCGAAAAGATGAAGTTTGATGGATTCGACGAACTGCTCCCAAAGGCACAAGAGTACGAACGCATAATCAAGCAGGACGGATTTGATGCAAGCGAATTGCCTATTTCTCCTACCGAGTATAGTGATTTTGTCAACAAGTTCAAGGCTTACCAAAAGCTCATTACAGACACGGTTGGCGAATATGCACAAAAGGAAGTTGAATTTGAAATAGACACGCTCTCTGATGATGCTTTTGGTAAACTAATGGCAAGTAACGAATGGAATATGTCTCAAGTCGTTATGCTTGATGGCATTGTAACGGATTAGTCGTATGGCAACTAAGACTGTGGCGTGGCAAACAGGCAGTGGTAACATCACCTTGGCTTATAATGGTCAAGGTGGTGGTACTATTGCCGTTGAGTCAGACGAAAACAACCTTGATATTTCCCGTAGCCAACAGGTAACGGTGGAAACTACGAAAGGTGGAACGGTGAGCCAAGCCTTGACGATAACTCAGGCGGCTGGGCCTAATTTCCGTCTATCAAACGGCGATGCTTTTGCGCCTGCGGATTATGATTATATGAACGTTCAAACTAATTAGGAATTATGGCAGTATTTACAAGTACATACACAGGCGCACAGATTGACGCTGGTATTGGTAAGATATATGAGGGTTACGGGGGCATAGATTACACTATTGCAACGTCTTCCGACAATGGTAACACAAAAGACAGCATTACTATTGACGGACGTGTGGCACTTACGGTAATATCTTTGACGGGAAACGTTTCTTCATTATCTATCGCATCGGGTAAAAATCCCAAAAAACAACATAGTGCTCATGTTATATTGGCAAATAATTCTGTCAGTGATACCTATACGGTAACTATTTCTCACAACGCCAATACGTCTATTTGCCCAGATGGAACAGACCCAGACCCGTTAGAAGTACCTGCTGGCGGATATGTCGAGATAGATTTTCTTTGCATCAATACTACGGACAATACGTCAAATGACAAAATTTATGTAAGAGGTATTTAGATATGAATTATACGTATATAAGAAATAATATACAGGGTGTATACATCGAGTTCAGCGAGCCGCTGGATGCTGAGTACTGGGCTGGCAAGATAGGCTCGACCTATGAGGACTACCAGCAGGGTAAGTGGGTACTTCTGTCTGATGAGCAGGTAGCGTTCCATGAAAGTCACCCGCTGGCCTCTGTCAAGGAGGTGATTGAGATGCAATTAAAGCCGCTGCCTGTGCGTACCATTGAGCAGGCAAGGCAGGAGCGTAAGCAGCTGGTGGAGCGGTATGACAATTCGGAGGCAGTTAACTCATTCCGCGTTGTGCTCAGTGGGGGAACCACTGAGAATCCTGATGGGGATGATGGTGGTACTGTTGAGAACCCTGATGGCAATACCGTTAGCGCATGGTTTACGGCTGCGGAAAGAAGCAACCACAAGAACACGCTTGACGCAGCAGAACTGCTGGGCATGACTGAGATTGAGGTGCCGCTGGGCAGTGAGTCCGTCACAATACCCTTACAACTGGCCAAGGTGGCACTGGCAAAGATACAGCTGTATGCTGACAGGTGCTATGGTGTGACGCAAGGGCATCTTGCAAACATTGGTGCGCTGACAGATATTGCCGCCGTTGATGACTATGATTTTACCGCTGGTTACCCAGAGCAGCTTGTGTTTGACTTAACGAAGGAGGAAGAGAACGATGAATAACAGGAGAAGGGTCATGGGCGGTCAGGGCAGTGAGTCTGGCATTGAGCCTGTGAATGCAGGTGATTTCTATGTTGACTTAGGATTGCCGAGCGGGCTGCTGTGGGCTACTTGCAATATAGGTGCTGATACGCCTGAAGGGTATGGACTGTACTTCTCATGGGGTGATGTTACAGGGTATGCCGAGGGAAGCGGGCATGATTTCAGTCAGGCAAATTATAATGCAACTACCGTCAATGGTACGTTTATAAAAGACATTAGTACAGATATTCAGCCTAACAGTGGTTATGACGCCGCAAGGGTTAACTGTGGGGAGTCTTGGAGGATGCCAACAATAACCGAGATTAGAGAGTTGTATGATAACACCTCTAAAGCATGGGTAAGTAACTATAATGCTACTGGAGTAAAAGGTTATAAGTTTATGAAGAAATCAGATTCCTCTGTCTACATATTCATTCCTGCTTGTGGTTGCTACGATGGTACTTCCCTCGATCAGGAGGGTGTGTACGGCTTTTACTGGTCTTCGATTTGCTATATCGTTAGCCAAGGTAGCTCAGATTTACCCTACTATATGTTATTGAGTAGTAGTGGTGCCTCACAAGGCAATATGCCTCGCCGCTACGGCTTTACAGTACGTCCAGTCACCTCCATCCTTCCCACCAAGGTCATCTTCAAGGTAACAACCACTGACGGCAGTTCGGTAGAGGGTGTTGAGCTGACCATCAGCAACCAGAGCAAGAGCTATACGGTGACTACTGATGCAACAGGACGTGTGGCACTGGCAGGACTGAGCGGGGCTTACACCATTACCAGTGATACGCATGACCTGAACATTAGCAGCTTTACGGCTAACGGTAATATGACGGTGAACATCAGTGCTGCACTGAAGGCCATACAGTACACTCAGGTAATAATAGACCAGACGAAGAGCGACCCTGCCCAGATGATTACGTTACAGACTATAGACGGACAGGCTGATGCAGAGGCGGGAATTAACGCGATAAGGTCAGACAGTCACAGGTATGTGGGTACGTTTGCAAATAACGTAATGAGCATCAAGCAGCTTGACGACAATAACGGTACGCTGTATGCCGACGGTACAAGTGCTGCAACGGATATAGCCACAATAGGCAAGGATGTATGGATGCGATTACCTAAGTTTTGGTGGAAATGCGAGACAGTCGCAACGGACAAGTTCAGGGTGACTGTTGCTTATGGCAGGAAGCCTTCTGGAAGTGAGTGGAAAGAGTGGAGCGACCAGCAGCTGGTTGCCGTATTCAGAAGCTATGTTTCGTCAAACAAGCTGTATTCGTCATCTGCAAAGACACCAACGGACAAGGTAGGTAAAGCCAATTCCGTCGCATACGCTGGAGCAAGGGGCGCGGGGTTTCATCTTGTCACTTGGGAATGGCACTGCATAATGGCCTTGCTGTATTACGTCAAATACAGGAACACTAACTGTAAGAGTCGGCTGGGTGGCGGAGCGCAGTACGCGCATATTACTACAGGCGTAACAAACCAGTTGGGAATGGCAGACGGCGTGAGCACTGATAGTAGTGGCAATCGACATGTCAACTTCTGGGGACTGGAGTGCTGGGGGCATGGAGGATATGAATTTTTGCACAATGTGACAGTCAGTTCTTCAAGAGTATGTACGCTGACGGACATTAGTGGGAATACGGTCAGGACTATTGGCACTTATGTAGAAAATTCAAATACGTATGTTACCAAGATGCTGTTTGGCACATACTTCGACTGTCTGCCCCAAGCTTCTGGTGGTAGTAATACTACTGGGTATTGTTGCCGCATGCTTGCACAATCAGCTGCTGGAATGTTAATGCGCAGTGATAACATTGACAATCAGTTCTTCGTAGCAGCCCTTTCACACAGAAGTGACAACACATCAAGCGGTGGCCGCCTGTCAAGACTTGCCTTCACTGGCAAGGTTGTTGTGGTGGAATAAACAAAAGACTGACATGAAGATGATAGTAGTGAAGAACAAGATAATACCTCCTGCGGGGATTAAAGCCCTGACGGCTTGGCCGCTGCTGTTTGTCCGCGCGAAGTACATGACGGAGCAGGACATGCGGCACGAAGGCATACACGGTGAGCAGCAGAAGGAGATACTCTGCGTGGCCGTGGTGCTCTGTGCAGTGTCGTGGCTCGCAGGACTGGGATGGTGGAGCCTGCTCTGCCTGCCGCTCTACGTGTGGCTCTACGCCGCGCTGTGGCTGTGGGCTTACGCCAAGACGGGCGACGTGGACGAGGCTTACAAGGCCAACCCCTTGGAGCGCGAGGCTTACTTCTTCGACGGCGACACGGGCTATCTCGACCGCCGCAGGTGGTTCGCATGGTGGCAGTTCGCCAGTAAGTTTACGTAAAACCTAAAAAAAACAAATGTTATGGACAAAAATACTGATTTTGTAAAAACAATTACTTTCAAAGGCAATGACTTGAAGTATTTGCTAAAGATTGAGTCGGAAGGTTTTTCAATGGATGATGATGATTTCAAAGTCATTCTAAGAAATTCATTCGGAACAAAGAAAGTCGAGATTGAAAAAAGCCAGATGCTCAAATCGGGCGACGATGGTTACATCTTCACATTCTCGACCGATGACGTTGGAACGAGTGAAATAGTTATGACGACAATCGCCTATGTACCAGACGCCGACTTTGATGATGGTATAAGGACAGAGGTTGATAGGTTTGTTCTTTGTGTGGTTAAATGATTTGTGGTATGGAAGGGAATAAAGTATCTTTTGGGTGTACAACAGTAACCGTTTCGCGTATCGGTGGTGGTATCGCAACAACAACCGAGCGTATTGGTGGAATGGTTGCTTCTATTACCAAGAAGTGCGGTATGTCTGTTACGGTTTCTTTAATATGTGCTACAGACCAAGGTACAAGGTATTTACGTGTAATGCCAGAGAACCCACAGACATTCCATTGGATTAGTTACACAAACGAGATTGTTTATGAAATACAGTCAAATACCAAATGGAATATTAATTAGTTTAAGTTTAATTTAATTTAATTCAAAGATTATGGGATATGCAAGTTGGCTAACGCCGAGTAAATTATCAGGAAGTGGCAATGATACCGTCAACGTATCTGCCAATGCGAACAACACTGGTCGTAATGCAAGAACAACAAACATTACGTTTAGTGCAGTAGGTGTAGAAGATGTGGTAAGAACCGTTAGTCAGACGGGTAAGCCAGAGTTTGGAACATTCAACAATCCAAGTGCTGCGTCAGAAAAGACTGGCGGAACGCTCACTCTAAGCGGTACTTCCAATTCTGCTGCGCTAACATTCAGCAAAGGAACGGACAACATTGGTCTTACCATTCCTGCAACATACACTGCTGCTGGAACGACAACCAACAATGGTGACGCAATTACAGGAGACCCAGGAGCAACACAGGAATATGCGTGGAGCATTCAATTTACAATTCCTGCCAACGCTGGTGTAGACCCATTGACGTGTCAGATTGTTGTCACTGATGATGCTGGCCATACAAGCACTTGTACAATTACACTTGCCGCTGGCGATGCTACACTGAGCGTAACGCCTGCAAGCGTCGAGATTCCTTGGGATGGTTCTACAAGTGCATCGTTTACTGTTACGTCAAACACAAACTGGACTATAGCTTAATCACATCAACTTTATTTTCAAAAAATGGTGTCTAAATACTTGTTATTTAGGCACTTTTTTGTTTGTTTATTGTAAAAAATCGTCTTTCAACAGAAATAAGCCTATAACACGTTGAATATAAGTAAGTTATAATTGTGTTATGGACTTGTAGAAGTATTGTATTGATTATCCTCTGTATGCTTGTATCTTTGCAACCGTAACGTTACAAAGCGAGTAATAACTAAAAGTTTAACAAATTAAATCTTTAATAAACATGGCAGAGATATATCAACTTCCTGACTCGACTGGAAACAACGGAGGTTTCGGTAACATACCTTTCTCTATTCCTATTGGTGGTTTTGGTATGGGTGGCGGTCTTTTTGGCGGCAACTACGGCATGAATGGGATTGCTGACTTATTTGGACTGGCTATCATTGCTTCAATGTTCGGCTGGAACAATGGCGGATTTGGCAATGGAGGCTTTGGCGGAGGCAACTCAGGCGCGGCTTTCCTTGCTAATCAGTTGTCGAACGATTCGGGTCGTGAACTTATTATGAACGCTATCACAAACCAAGGTGAGGCATCACGTACCGCTATTCAGACATTAAGCACAATGCTTGGTCAGGACTTCAACCTTGTAAATGGTGCAGTCAACAATGTGCAGTCTGCTCTTAGCAACCTTGCTTTGCAGCAGGCTGTGAGTGTTCCTCAGATTATCAACTCCATCCAGAGCGGCGACGCGAGCATCATCAGCGCATTCCAAAAGTGCTGCTGCGACCAGCAACTTGCTACATGTCAGCAAACCAACACCTTACAGAACGCAATCAATAGCGTAGGCAACCAAGTACAGGCAAAGGCTGCTGCTGACCAATTGGCTATGTGCCAGCAAACATACGCACTAACGGACAACATGAACCGCAATTTCATTGCCATCGACAACAAGCTTGATGCTATGGAGTCAAGTCGTAAAGGCCGTGAGATTACCGCATTAACCGCAGAGGTTGCATCGTTGAAGTCTCAGAACTTTACGACTGGTGTTGTTCAACAGGCGGTTGCTCCTATTCTTGGGCAGCTTGCAGGCATTCAGAACGAGGTTGACGACATTAAGAACAAGATGCCAAACACCATTGCTGTAACATATCCAAATGTTACCGCCGTAAACAACACTCCATATATGGGAGGTTGGAATGGTTTTTATGGCAACGGTTTCGGTAACCAGATTGTGTTTTAACGATTAAGTGGATAGGAGGTATATAGCATGTGTTTCAATAACGTAACAACAAATGCGGGAGGAATACCACTACTCGTTTCAACCGCAACCACTATTGGTACTGAGACTATCGACATCGCAATGGGCTTCCGCAGGATTCAACCTCTTGGTTATTTCACTCTCCGTATTTCGGATGTGATACCTGCCGATGCCACAACGACATCGCCTGTTACTTTAACACTTAATGGCACTACACGTCAGTTGACGCTCCCTAACGGTGAGAATGCAACTGCTGCCGAATTGCTCAACGTTGGTGCTATTTTGGTGTTCAACGACAGATTTAATGGTTCGTTATACTTGATGTCTCGTACAGTAGTGTAAACTTAGTGATTAACAACAAAAAGTAATTAACAATGGATTTTTCATCACTCGGACAAGGTAGTCCTTTTTACATTCTCCGTCAGGGAGAAAAGCCGATTCTTGAAGTCGGTACGGTAAAGTCAAAGACACAACCGCACGTAAAGTTTCCAACGCAAACGCCGAACCTTATGGCTGGCTTGCAGACACAACAGGTTATTGATGTGACTGCAACCATCAATGGCAAGGATGAAACGTTTAACGACATTCCGTTGGGTGTAGAGATTGCCGCAAAAGGCAATGTAACATTCAGTGGTAGCCGTGAAGCAATGCTACAGGCGGTTGACGCCATGCTACAGACATCACGCAAGGCTTTAGACCAGATACCTTTCCACAAGGGTGTCATAGCGGAGTCTGAAAAGATGCTTGAAGTGTTGAATCCACGTTATGCGGAGGAAAAGAAACAAGCACGAACGATAAGTGACTTAGAGAAACGTCAGGCTGCTACCGACGAGAAGCTGGATAGTATCTTGAAGATATTGCAGAAATTGGACTCACCTTCTCCGAGTGGTGTTTAATTCGCTAAAGTAAGAAAGGGTAATCAAGTGGGATACTTAATTTTCAACACAGACCGTGATGACGAAATGCAAAGCGTTCGTCACAATATGCGCAGAATGATGCGTGGTGGTGACTATTCTCCAATGATGCGCCACGAAGAAGAGCGTGATAAGATGTATGAGCACGGGTATCGTGCAGGATGGG